ATGAATAAATTTAATGGGAAATATGAGAAGCATAAAGTATTAGCAAGAAAGAAGGCACCTTTGACTGATAGAATAAGGCTTGGACATAGATGGGATTCTTTGAATTTTTATGACATTAGTTATGGTTTGAAAAACTATGCGGATTATGAAAAAGCGGATATAGTTGAAAAAAGCGAACTGCTACCTTGGACTATCGAACATGTAAATCAGCAATTAAAAAGCAAGTTTTCTAAAGATTTATATCAAGTTTTAGTAGACTTGTCAAAGAGCGAAATTGAGATTAATTTTTATAACTATTGGGTTAGATATTTTTTATAAAGATCCATTATCTCCGGCGCTTTTACCTGAAGTATGTGGGGATAGAGAACTTTACTTTTGTAATAATTATAGGGATGAATACGCACTAGATCCACTTCCTCATTGGACATTCTTTGAAGAATGTAAGCTTATAAATATTAGATTTGATTTTGCTGTGGTCAATTGGTACAAGCAGACAAAACTTCTGATAGAACTAGATGGACATGAATATCATAAAACAGTTGAACAAGGGAATAATGATGCAATCAAAAGAATAATTGCTACTAACCGCGGTTGGCAGTTAAATGTTTTTACTGGGACACAAATTAAAAGAGATATTGAGCATTGCTTCAAATCAATTAAAAAATTTTTGGAAAAATAGTCATAGGCATATCGGTATTATCTTAGTAAGAGCTATTATTCATTAGTATATGCTCTGCGTACAACTGCATCCCAGGAAAGCCTAGAGATGGATATTTGGATCGTGTTACTCAAGCTGCTAGAATGAATGGGCTAAAGGAAGAATACATTAAAAACGATTTGTTGCCTATGAGTTTTTAAACAGCGACTGGACTTTTTAAATAAGATTGGGGAAATAAAATGGATAACACTATAAATTTAATACGATACTGGAGAAACAGTCTTGCTGATGCAATGAGGATGGATATAGACCCCAAAAGGCTAAATGAGGCATTTAAAGTTTCAACGGAGATTATTAAAAACGGAAAAATTGACGCGGAAATTGCAAAATCTTTGTATAAAAAAGCTGGACAAGAAGAGCCTGAAAACATCGATTCAGAAGATTCAGACTCCAAGAAGTCTATAAGCATTTTAATATGCCCGGTTGTAGCAATGGCAAAGCTGGAACATGGTGCAGCCAATGATACATATGATAATACTATTACACCTTTATGGTTACCTGCGGTCTTAACTTATTCCGGTTATATAAAGGTAAAACCCGATGTTTTTCCATGGATACCAAGAACGCTTCTTGAGCCGAGTTCCGGGAGGAGCATTACTGTCGGTTCTGTAGATGACTTGGATGAATTTCTTACTCTTAATAAAATACCAAATGCAGAGGCTGGCTGGAGTACTTTTTTTGATTTTGGAATCCGTATGTTTGAAAGCGTAGTAAAACAAGCCTTTGATGATTTTACAATGGAAAACTATGAAATAGCATCGGATTCATTGATTTTAGTTGATACCACAGTTCAAGGTGCATCAAAAGGCATTATTAATCTCTATGATAATATTCTTAGGGATGCAGAAATTTCTGATCTCTTAAAAACGTATGCAAACAGAACTTGCACGGATATCATTCCGTTATTAAACAATGATCAAGAGTTGGAAGCATCAAAAAGTCACTTGGGTCAAATGGGATTTAAATTCCCACTTTCAAAATCACAAAGACAATCTATAAATCACTTTCTTACAACTTCTCATGGCGAAATACTGGCGATTAACGGGCCACCGGGCACTGGTAAAACAACTCTCCTTCAAAGTGTAGTTGCTTCATTATGGGTTGGGGCGGCAGTTAAGGAAGAAGAACCACCTGTTATTGTAGCCGCATCAGCTAATAATCAAGCGGTAACAAATATAATAGACAGTTTTGGGAATGTTGACGAGCCTGATAATTCATTGGCTGGAAGATGGTTGACCGAAATAAAGAGTTATGGGTTATACTGTCCTTCAAATAGTAAATTGAAGACAGAAAATGTCTATCAAGTAGCAGAAAGTTATCATAAGGGGCCTTTTCCTTCGATGGTAGAGGACCAGGCTTATGTAAAAAGAAATACTGAATTCTTTATAAAAAAATGTGGAGAATACGCAGGAAAAGAAATCAATAGTTTAACCGATTGCTTGAAGTTACTTCATAATGAACTGCTTAAAACTGCCCATGGTATAAATAAAGGTTTGGAGCTTTTTGCTCAATACAGCACACATAAGAAATGTGTTGAAGAAAAATATCAACAGTTTCAGGGCTTAGAAGGTTATATTAAGCAGTATGAAGAAAAAGTACAGTTGTTGGATGAACTACTGAAAAAACTCGATGAAATTGAGCTGGGTTGGTTGAATCACTTTAGCACAGAACATTGGTTTTTGTCACTGCTTTCGTTTTTACCACCAATAAGAGAAAAAATAATGATTCGAAATCGTCAGTATTGTCTATCAACCCAGTATCATTTAGACACGGATTTTTCAAACAAGACCTTAATATTAAATGCCATCCAGAAAATAAGAGATAAGCATATAGCTGAAAAGAAAAACAACTTGCATATGCTGGAAAATGGGATAAAGGATAAGGAATTACTTGATAGTTTGATAATCAAATTAACACTATGGGCAGAAAAGTTTGAAATACAGTGGAATAAGATTCCTTGCTCATTTTACGATATTTCAGACTATATAGATATGAAAATCAGGTACAAGGCCTTTAAAATAGCCACTCACTATTGGGAATGCAGATGGTTGATTCAAATGGAAGAACAGTTTAAAACGAATTATAATGAATCAAGAAGCATGGACAATCAACAAATTAAATGGCGAAGGTATGCAAAACTCACACCTTGCTTTGTTTCAACATTTTTTATGATTCCAAAATTCTTTACTGCATACCGAACAAATGAAATGCCGCTTTATAATTTCATTGATCTGTTAATCATTGATGAAGCAGGACAGGTTCCGCCCGAAGTTGCAGGTGCAGCATTTGGACTTGCAAGAAAGGCACTGGTAGTAGGTGACATGCTTCAAATTGAACCGGTATGGAGCATCAATAGTAAGGTTGATATTTCAAATATGAAAAAATTTGAGATAATTAAGTCTGAAGTAGATAAAGAAATTGAAGTTTTTTATAAAACTGGCATGTCTTCTTCCACAGGCTGCGTTATGAAGATAGCACAAAATGCGAGCAAATACCAACGGTTTACTGAGGAAAGAGGAATGTTTCTTACTGAACACAGAAGATGCTATAACGAAATAATAGAATACTGTAATGAACTTGCTTATAAGGGACGCCTTGAACCAAAAAGAGGGCGCTCAAATAACACCGGGAAAATACCATGCATGGGGTACATCAATATTAAAGGAAAAGCTGTCCAATCCGGGGGTAGTTGGGGTAATACAATTGAGGCAAAAGAGATTGTGAAATGGATATTGGAAAACAAGGAGTACCTGGAAGGATATTATAGTGAAAAAGATGAGAAAATTAAAGTAATAGGCGATATTATAGGCGTTGTAACACCGTTTTAATATCAAGGCAGATTGATTAAATCAGAATTAAGAAAGTCAAAGCTGAAAGATATTACTGTTGGAACAGTACATACCCTCCAAGGTGCTGAAAGGAATGTGATTATCTTCTCTTCGGTCTATGATTCCGGGCAAAATGGCAGAAGCTACTTCTTTGATAAAGGTGTAAATATGCTGAATGTAGCAGTTTCAAGAGCAAAGGATGCTTTCATTGTCTGTGGAGATAAAGATATTTTTGATTCTTGCAGGAACACTCCGTCGGGTATACTTGCCAAATATATTTCTTGAAGAGGTTATTGAAATGGCATTAAAGAAAACTCCTACAAGGGATGTTCGTATAAGACAAGCAAAAGAATGGATATCAACTTATACCGGCAAGGATATTGCTAAAGGCTATCGCAGGCATTTTGGTCTTTCACCTCTTTGCGCAGTGAAAGACCTTCAGATATTAGGATATGAATTTACATCCGAATATATTAACAGCTTAAAAGCTGATGAAATCAACCGTGGCAAGAAAAATAACGAGATTACAGAACCATCTGATAAGCCACAAAGAAAATTCAAGAATCACATACTATCTGATGGGAGGCTGCTGCAAACCAATAAAAAGTTTTCCAACCTTAAGGAAAAACAGAAAATATTGATTGCAGAATGGTTTCGTGAAGCATATAAGTATTTTTATGAGACCCATAATAAATTTCCTTCAGATAAAATGGAAAAGGAATCTGTCATAAGCGAGGTCTATGAGAAGATACAAAGCAGGGATATCTGGATTCCATACTCAGAAATCCGAAAATACTTTCATGGAAAGCAGACAAGGCTGAAAAACAGCATAATGAAAGAATTTCAAGTACAAAAAGTTTAATGAAGGAGTAGCATATGTTTGGCTTCAGTAAAGTAAAAACACATGACGAAGACCATCAATACAATCATTTATGTAAAATGGCAAGAGAGCAATTTAAAGACGATCCAGTTAAACAGCTTGAATACATAAAAGATAATGGGAGTGCATTGCATTATTCCCTAGCATTAGCTGATTTTGCCTATGTAGCTTTAAAGGGTAACAAGAACTCTTTTAACAATTTAAAATATTCCTATGATGAAGTGAAATCCTTGTTTGCAGGAATTTTTGATGCAATAAGGTACACCCAAAGTAAACTGCCCGAAAATATTTATTACAGAATAATTGATGAAATTGAGCCTTTTATGAACACTACCATTGGACAGGCAATTACATCAGAAGATAATAGCAAAAGCAGAAAGGAAATGTTTGATACCCTTGATAAAATGCTTTATTGTACACTTGGGGGTGAGATACTTCTTCCTCTTACACAAGATGAAATAGGGCTTGAGGATAAAAGATACATCCTCAAGGATTATTCACTTTCTTTCCCCCGAAAGTCATTAACGTTTGTTGTGGAGAGGAAGGGGGATGAATACAAACTTACTCTCTGGCCTGTTAAGCTTATTGATTATACTGCAAATGGCGATAGGGTTAAAACCTGGACTGAAATTGAAGGTATGACCTGGAGGTATTATTTGTTCATGGATTTTGACAAATATAAGAGCATTGGTGCGGACTTTAAAAGTGAAAAGTACGAGGAAAAGGATGCATATAAAGAAATTGAGAAATTAAAGTATACGGACCCATTAAGGTTTCATATTGAGCATACAAAGCATTTTTTTGCCAGAGGGAGTATAAAAACTGAGAAGTTTATAAAAACCAAAAGTGGGGATGATGTATGCTTGCTTAATTCATTTTATGAAAAAATTGCCTTTGGCAACAGTCAAAATGGAACAGTATATCTTATAGACAAAACAGGTAAATTCGGGATTATTCACTATGAGATAAAACATCCTTATCAGGAAGGAAAGCCTATAAAGCTTGAGATTGTGGATATCCAGCCAAATGGGCGAGAAAATGAAGGCATTGGAACGCCAGCTTACAATATGATTGAAGAATTTGCAAAAAGCCGGGGAGCGACAGAAGTTTTTGGTGACCTTTCAGACCGGGATTTGGATGAGCATAAGGAGCGGACTTTACACTTTTACAGCAAACTGGGCTTTGAAATAAAAGGGTATAAAATCAGGAAACAATTATAAAAGCGATTAAAAATAATACTTTGGGAGGGAGAACCGTGAAGTTTGGATTCAGGACACCATCACTGAAAAAGCGGATATCTGCAAGAACCTCTGTAAAAAGGGCGATCCGCTCAAAAATCAGGGTACCGAAGGGATATGGGATTTTGACTAACCCTAAAAAAGCGATGTATAACAAGGTGTATAATAGGACAACAAGGAAAGCATGTTATATAGCAACTGCTGTATATGGAGATCAGGACGCATGGCAGGTTGAGAAGTTTAGACAATATCGGGATAATTGCCTGAACAATTATTTTATCGGTCGAATTTTTATTTGCATATATTACCTAGTATCACCTAGCCTTGTTAGTCTATTCAAAAATGTAAAAATAGTAAACGCATTTACCAGAAAATTGCTGGACAATTTGGTGGAAAGAATTTAGCTGCTGGATACTATTTAAGTAGTTAATAGCCTATTTCTTTAAAAAGTCTGCTCTTGAATTAAACGGAGAAACAAAATGATAACCCTTATACTTTAATGCCTGAAACTTGAAGTCCAATAATTCCAAAGGAACATTCAGCATACTTGCTGTGGTCTGGAATGAATATTGTGAATTAATGGCATCAAGAACATCATCGTCCGATAGTATTAATTCGGCAGAGAAAAGGTTGGCTTCACGCTCCGGTTTGGAACTCATGTCAAAAAGCATGTAATCCTTCATTGGAGTATATTTGGCAAATTCTTTATGTAAGCAATTATGGCCAAGTTCATGGCTGCAGATAACATGTTTCATTTTTTCGTCAAGTTTTGAGTTAATTACAATATAGTTTGATCTCCGAATGTATGTATAATATCCTTTAAGGCTACCCAGTTCATGAAAGAGTATGTTTACATTCATTGAACCGGCAATTTCAAAGGGGTTTGTGGTGTCATATTTCTTTTTTAATGTAACAACCTTGTCCAATATATGCTGCACGAAATCTTCACCGCCTTTCTATATTTAATTATACAAGAAAATTCTGTCATCGTCTGGATTTGGGTGAGAACTTTTCCTTTGCCTTTTTCTTTGCGTCAAAATAAATCTCAGTAAGGCTTTCAAAAAGAGCATCCTTGTCATCCTCTGAAAGTTCACCTCCGGCAAACAATCCCTTACTCCTTTCCAGGAATCTTTCTGCATCGGATTTTCCTTTGAACCTGTCAGTCTTCTTAGCTTTTTCAATAAACTGTTCCTCTTTTGTAAGTTCGATTTCTTCTTTATCATCAGTTAAAATTTCCACAGAAACATTGAGTAGCTCGGCTATTTTTTTTAAGTGAACTTCAGAAGGGAATTTTGTATCTGCCTCATAGTATCTTACGGATCTCATTGTGGTACCTATAGCCTCAGCTACTTCACCCTGTGTAAGACCGTTCCGTTTCCTTAACAACCGCAGCTTTTCAGCGAATTTCATTTTAGAATCCTCCTCGTACCGAACGAAGAACTTATGTTCGGAAATATTCTTGACAATTTATAGTTCCTATATTATTATATAAGAGGAACTATAAATTGTCAATGTGAAAATATTGGAATGCGGGGTGAGCAGGTGTTGGAAGTAAATAATATTGTGGCTGAAGTATGTGGGATATATCATTTAGAGAATTGGATGGATGATAAAGCTTATCATAATGCAAAAGAACTTTTGAAGGTGTATTCGAATGTAGTCTGGAGTTTGAATCAGAATGTGGAGGAACTGAAAGCAGAGGCTAAAGAGTTCAGCAATTCTGAACTTATAAATTATATAAACTGCCTGATGGATATTGATACCAAGGTTAACAAGGAGCACTTCCAAAACCGTCTTAGGACTGTTGCGGAAACTAACTGTATGGTGGAACTGGTCGACCGTTCCTTGCTCAAGTTAAGAAACTACCCCAAAACAGGTGAGCGGTATTTTGACATTATCAATAAGTGCTATCTTTTAAAATATAAATACAGCGAAAGCGAGGTTTTAGAAGCACTTGATATTACACGAGCTACGTTCTACCGGGAAAAGAAGAAGGCTGTCACACTTTTGGGTGTGATACTATGGGGTTTTGTAATACCTGAAATATTAATGAGTATGAGGAAATCAGATGTAAAATATGAGACGGGTTTGATACTTAAATGAGACTAATTTGATACCTAATTGAGATTGAATTGATACCGTTCTGGTACTGACATGAGATTGCAATAGTGATATACTGGGTACACTGGGCAATTATTACACAAATAACCGCTTGATGCGTAAAAACATCGGGCGGTTTTTTATTGCCTAAAACAAAAACCAAATAATGTAAGTTAACAAAAAAGGCTGCACAGTTCACATTCTGTGCGGCCTTTTTTGCTTTCAGAAAGGACTGTTGCATGAACTTGGACAAGGTGTGTTTCAAAGTTTCTGTTTTAAAACGGGGAGATGTCTTTTTAGTTAAGGGACATTTTTTTTCTGCTTGCAAGTTTGATTGTTTAAAAGGGACTGCAGGCATGAAACACTGGGTCTGGTATTACGGACGCTACCCGTGAATTTCTCTATTTCGCTTATATCTCAAACAAAACGAAATGGAGGAATTCGAATGAAGAAGGAGTTTTTTATAAAAGTAAATGGAGAATTGGTTGATGTTTCAAAAGATATTTATATTGCCTATTACAAAATGGGCAGACGGGAGAGATACCTTGAGGAGGTAAGCAGAAGCAGAAACCTTTCATATGAAGGGCTTGTGGAATCAGGTGCTCAAGTTGAAGGTGAACTTGAAGAGAAGCAAAGGCTGGTTGAGGACATTATCACGGACAAGATAATGCTGGAAAGACTGGCTATTGTTATAGACGCTCTTGAGGAAGATGAAATGCTTATTATAAATGAGCTTTTTATGAAAGGCCGGAGCGAGAATGAATATGCCAAAAGTGCTGGTATTCCAAGGAAAACTCTAAGCTACAGGAAGGAAAAGGTTCTGTTGAAATTGCGAAGGCTGATGAACGAATTAAACTTTTTTAAAAATAAATGAAAATTTTTTCGCCATCCCCCCTGCTTTTTTCGGCTTAAATAGTGAAAGGCATTTTTAAAAACAGAAGTGGAGGTGAGGCAGATGATAATCATGATTCTTGAAATTTCTGAAGAGAAACACGAAACGGACGGGAAGGAGACAGAGAAAATCACAAATGTACTTGCAGATGTAAGTGAGGTGTCCCAAAGGCTTATTGAAAAAATCAAAAGACTGGCAAGACATGTAGATGAGGAGAGGATGACAAAATCATGTAACTTGAAAAGTCCTTAGTCCAGGATTTGCTTATATGGTAGGAACTTGTAAAAAGGCTGAATGAAAGTAAAAAGGAGGTGAAAAGCCATGAAATTAGTGTATATATGCAGTCCCTATAGGGGAGATACCGAGCACAATCTTATAAAGGCCAGAGGTTTTTGCAGATTTGCCTGTAATGAGGGTGTTATTCCTATAGCTCCACATCTTCATAACACCCAGTTTTTAGATGATAGCATTCCAGAGGAAAGGGAAGCAGGATTGCATATGGGACTGGAGCTGTTAAAAAGAGTAGATGAACTTTGGGCGTTCGGGAACAGAATCAGTGAAGGCATGAAAGCGGAGATAGATATGGCATCGCAGAATGGAGTTAAAATAAGATACTTCAAAGAAAGGAAAGGTGAGATTCATGAGGTTATGGATTGAACTGACTCAAGAAGAGGGCCAAAAGATTTTTGAGTTTGTAAAAACATTTTCAGTAGACAGAATGCAGACAGCAGTTATGAATGTGCCAAGAGAAGATGAGGAAAAAGGAGTACAAACGGACATTTGTGAAGGTACGGATGAACCAAAGGTTACAAAGGAAATGATTAGGGCGGTTCTGACTGAGAAGAAGCTTCAGGGGAAAGCATTAAAAGGCCTGTTTGCAAAATTTGGAGCTACCAACCTTTCAGGCGTGAAGGAAGAGGATTACCCTGAACTGTTAAAGGATGCGGAGGCGGTCTGATGGGAGAACATGCAAAGTTAAGTGCATCAGCTTCCCATAGATGGATGGAGTGTACGCCAAGTGCGGAGCTTGAATCAAAGCTGCCAGAAAGCACAAGTACATATGCAAGTGAGGGGACTGCAGCACATGCGTTATCTGAATATAAGCTTAAAAGGTTTTTAAAGGTCCGCGCAGGTAAAAAGCCTGTAAGCGAGTATGATTCGCAGGAGCTTGAGGATTACACCGATGTTTATGTTTCCTTTGCATGTGAGCGTATAGCCGATGCTAATGCAAGGACAAAGGATACGGTAATACTCATTGAGCAGAAGGTGGACTTTGGAAGCTATGTACCCGAAGGATTCGGGACGGCTGACCTTCTGATTATAGCGGATGAGATATTGGATGTATGCGATTTGAAGTATGGAAAGGGTGTTCCGGTATTTGCCGAGGACAATCCGCAAATGAAGCTATATGCGTTGGGGGCTTATGAACTGCTTGGTGACCTTTATGATATTAAAACTGTAAGGATGTCCATCTGCCAGCCGAGGCTCGATAGTATTTCAACCTATGAAATGCCGATTGAAGAGCTCCTTCACTGGGGAGAGAAGGAGTTAAAACCAAAAGCAGAACTGGCATCCATGGGACTTGGTGAATTCAAAGCAGGAGAACACTGTAGGTTCTGTAAGGCAAAGGCTGTATGCAGGGCCAGGGCGGAAGCAAACCTTGAACTTGCAAAGCTTGACTTTCCAGACCCTGAAATCCTGACAGACGAAGAGATGGGAGAAATACTTGCAAAAGCAGAAGAGCTTCAGTCCTGGGTTTCGGATATATGGGAATATGCACAGCTTGAAGCAATTGCAGGAAGGAAGAAATGGCCTGGCTTTAAGGTGGTGGAAGGACGATCCAACAGGAAATACAGTGACGAGGGTAAGGTTGCAGAGGTGCTTTTGTCAAGCGGATTTGTTGAAGCACAGATATATAACCGAAAACTCATAGGTCTTGGGGACATGGAGAAGATGGCAGGCAAAAAGCGGTTTGATGAACTGCTGAAGGGGCTTATTGAAAAGCCGCCTGGAAAACCAACACTCGTCAGGGATTCAGACAGGCGAAGCGAGTGGAATTCTGCGGCAGCGGATTTTGATTAATAAAAATTGGAGGATGAAGAGAATGGAAAACAAACAAAAAGTAACTACCGGGAAAGTCCGGTTCTCATATGCAAATGTGTGGAAGCCAAAGAGCATCAACGGAGGCGAAGAGAAGTATTCAGTAAGCCTTATTATACCTAAATCAGACAAGGATACCATCAAGAAAATAAATGCTGCGGTTGAAGAAGCGAAGAAGGCCGGTATTGCTAAATTCGGAGCGAAGTTTACCTCCGGCAATTTCAAGCTACCGCTTCGTGATGGAGATGTTGATAGGTCGGATGATGAAAACTATGAAAATTCATACTTTGTAAATGCAAATTCAACTACCCAGCCGGGCATTGTTGACAGGCAGAAATCAACAATACTTGACCAGAGCGAGGTTTACAGCGGATGCTACGGCAGGGCGAGTATAACCTTCTACCCGTTTAACACTGCAGGGAATAAGGGGATTGCCTGTGGTCTTAACAACCTCCAGAAGCTTGCCGATGGAGAGCCTCTTGGCGGAAGAAGCAGACCTGAGGAGGATTTTGATGACCTTCCCTATGATGAAGAAGATGATTTGTTGTCATGAGGACACTGGCTATCGATATTGAGACCTTCAGCAGTGTTGATTTGATAAGCTGCGGTGTGTATGCATATACCGCAGCCCCGGACTTCCAGGTGCTGCTTTTCGGATATGCCTGGGATGATAATCCGATTGAGATTATTGATCTTGCAAGCGGAGAGACACTTCCAACAGAAATCATTGAGGCAATAGAAAGCAATGGGGTTATAAAAACAGCCTTCAATGCAGGATTTGAAAGGATATGTCTATCAAGGCACTTGGGAAAGTCACTGAAAGCAGATTCGTGGAGATGTACGGCGGTTCAGGCAGCAATGCTTGGACTGCCCTTACACCTTGACGGTGTCGGGACAGCACTAAAGCTTAAGGTACAAAAGGACAGGGCAGGAAAAGACCTCATACGGTATTTTTCAATCCCGTGTAAGCCAACCAAAGCAAACAGTGGAAGAACAAGGAACCTTCCACACCATGCACCTGAGAAATGGCAGATGTTCAAGGACTACTGCGTAAGGGATGTAGAGGTAGAACGGGAGGTCAGAAGAAAGATAGAACGTTATCCCATACCTGAAAAGGAACTGAGGCTTTGGCTTCTGGATCAGAAGATAAACGATACCGGGGTGCTTGTTGATATGCTGCTGGTAAACCAAGCGGTAAGATGTGACACTCAGTATTCATCACGGCTTGAATCGGAAGCTAAAACGCTGACCAAGCTTGATAACCCAAACAGTGTATCCCAGCTTAAGGATTGGCTGAAGGAGCAGGGGCTTGAGGTGGATAGCCTTTCAAAACAGGCAGTACAAACCCTCCTTGCCGATGCTGATGGGGAAATTGAAAGAATGCTAATCTTAAGACAGGAGATGGCGAAGTCATCCATTGCAAAGTATGCAGCCATCCAACGGTCTGTGTGTTCTGACAACAGAGTAAGAGGGCTGTTCCAGTTCTACGGTGCTAATCGGACAGGACGGTGGGCCGGAAGAATTTTTCAAATCCAAAATTTGCCACAAAACCACATGAAAGACTTGGATACAGCAAGGTTATTACTTAAGCAGGGTAGGTTTGAGGAACTGGAACTTTTCTATGACAGTGTTCCTATTGTTCTTTCAGAGCTTATTCGGACAACTCTAATTGCAGAAAAATTAGGCAGGTTTATTATAGCCGACTTTTCAGCAATTGAAGCACGAGTGCTTGCCTGGCTTGCAAATGAAACGTGGGTGCTGGAAACTTTTAAAGGACACGGCAAGATTTATGAACAGACAGCATCCAGAATGTTTGGAGTACCGATTGGTAAAATTGCCAAGGGTAATCCTGAATACGAGTTAAGAGCAAAAGGCAAGGTGGCTGTTCTGGCATGCGGATACCAGGGAGGAGTAAATGCTTTGAAAGCCATGGGAGCAGACAAAATGGGGTTAAGTGATACTGAACTTAATGATATTGTCCAGGCTTGGAGAAGTGCCAATAAAAGGATCGTCAGGTTTTGGTATGAGGTTGAAAGAGCTGCTGTTACAGCCGTTAGGGAAAAGGAGCAGCAAAGAGTTGGAGCCTTAAAGTTCAAGGTTGAAAATGGGATTCTGTTTATTACCCTTCCTTCGGGAAGAAGGCTTGCATATGTACGCCCAAAGATTGAGAAGGACCAAAGGTTCGACAAGGATGGGCTGACCTATGAAGGGATTGGATTAAATAAGCAGTGGTGCCGGCAGAAAACATACGGAGGAAGATTGGTGGAGAACTGTCTGGCTGCTGATACTTTAGTGCTTACCGACTCGGGATGGAAAAGAATAGTAGGTATTACTGGAAGCGACCTGTTGTGGGATGGAATCTCTTGGGTAAGGCATGAAGGTCTTATTAAAAAAGGGTTCCAAACAACTATTGGTATTAATGGTGTGCGAATGACTGAAGACCACTTGGTGCTGACAGAAGAGGGGTGGAGAAATGCATCATCGTGCGAGGGACTTAAGAGGACAGAAGTGCAACTGCCTGACCGCTTTAGAATAAGCGGGATCAAACGGAAGAAAGTCTTTGTTAGAACCCCAGGACTCTTCGAGGAGATTTATGACATAAAAAACAGTGGCCCAAGAAACCGTTTTGTTGTCATGGGAGATACAGGAGCCTTTATTGTACACAATTGTACACAAGCAATTGCAAGGGACTGCCTGTCGGAAGCAATGCTGAGGATTGATAAAAAAGGATATAAAATCGTGGGCCATGTTCATGATGAAATTATAACTGAGATGCCAGAGGGTGAAGGCTCGGTTGAAGAACTTTGCAGCATCATGGGACAGGAGATACCATGGGCAAAGGGACTGCCTTTAAAGGCAGAGGGATTTGAAACAAAGTTTTACAAAAAAGAGTAGCAGGAGGTGTTCTGTAAATGGTTTTGACTGATGATGAGTTGATTGAAATGGCTGAATATATGGTTGAGAAGAGGGCAACAGTTAGGCAGGCTGCCAGTGCATTCGGGGTTTCAAAATCTGGAGTCCATTCTGCTGTTACTAGAAGACTCAACCTTATAGACATCGGACTTGCAGCCGAGGTAAGAAAGCTTTTGGATGAAAACCTTGAAGCAAGGGCAAAAAGAGGCGGCATAGCCCTGAGGGAAAAACTGCGGGGAGGTTTGCGGGTATGAGGATTGCAGTGGCAAACAGCAGAAGGGAGAAGTATTGGAAAAACAGGGAGATGCCATGGGATGAGTTCACTGACAAACTAAGCAGGACTTACCGCACCAGTGAAACGGTGCAGGAGTACCGTAAGCTTTCAAAAGCAAAACAGGATGAAATTAAGGATATTGGAGGTTTTGTCGGTGGTTTCCTGATAGAAGGCAGGCGGAAGAAGGGTTATGTAAAGAATCGGACGCTATTAACCTTGGACGCAGACTACGCAACTTCCGACTTTTGGGGCCTTGTCAAGGATAAATATACTTGCTGTATATACAGTACACACAAGCATACTACAGAAAATCCAAGGCTCAGGCTGGTTATTTTGCTAAAGCACCCAGTGACAGCGGAGGAATACCCTGCGGTTGCAAGGATGGTGGCAAGGGATATCGGCATAGAGATGTTTGATGACACTACATATGAACCTACAAGGCTCATGTACTGGCCTTCAACATCAGCAGACGGAGAGTTTATATTTGAAAAAAGCAAAGCCGGAGAACTGGATGCAGATGAGGTGCTGGCAAGGTATGATGACTGGAGGGACAGTTCACAGTGGCCTGTATCTGAAAGGCAGAAGAAGCTTATTAAAAGCAGTATGGATAAACAGGCCGATCCACTTGAAAAGCCGGGAATTGTGGGAGTGTTCTGCAGGACTTACGGCATTGATGCGGTTATTGAAAAATTCCTTGCAGATATTTATGAACCCTGCGACCACGTACCAGGGCGGTACAGTTATATTCCAGCCGACAGCACGGCGGGGGTTGTTGTCTATGACGGTAAGTTTGCATATTCGCATCATGCTTCAGACCCTGCCTGCGGAAAGCTGTGCAATGCCTTTGATCTTGTCAGACTTCACAGGTTTGGAGAGCTTGATGAAATAGCGGATGAAAACACTCCAGTGGGCAAGCTGCCTTCATTTATGGCAATGCAGCAGTTTGCAGAAGAGGATGAGGAGGTACAGTTCGCAAAGCGCCAGGAGCATAGGCAGTTGATAGAAGAGGAATTCAACGAGTCCGCCATTAACCCCATAAAAATGTTTTTTGACAAGAAAAAGTTTATACCCATGTACATGGCGGATTGGTTTCTAAACAACTATAGCGCCATTGTGATTAATGACGAGCTATATATTTATGACAGCGGAAGGTATGTTAACGGTGAGAGGGTTTTTCGTGAAAGGTGTACGGTGGCACTGGGTTCGGAATACCAGACAAGCCGGATTAATGAAGCATTGAACTATATAAAAAACACCGTGGAGGTTATAACACCGGATGAAGCTATAAGCACAGGGGATCTTTTAAACCTCAAAAATGGGCTGTTGAATCTGCAGACCTTTGAGTTTTTGCCGCATTCGCCAGATATAAAGACAACCATTCAGGTGCCGGTGGAGTATGACCCAAAAGCCAGATGCCCGGCAATCGATTCTTTTTTGGAAATGGTGGTTGCGGATAACATTCCGGTAATAGAGGAAATGATCGGCTTTTGCCTGATTTCGTCAATGAAATATGAAAAGGCTTTTTTATTCCATGGTGATGGAGGAAATGGAAAAGGGACTTTGATAGCTGTGCTTCAGAATTTCTTTGGGGCCGAAAATGTCTCGAACGTAGCTTTGCAGTCACTTACCGAAAATAGGTTCTTTGCAGCGGAGCTTTTTGGGAAAATGGTCAATCTCCATGCCGACATCCCAAACAGGATTATTGAGGACTCATCCCTTTTCAAAGAGCTTACATCAGGGGACAGGATACAGGCGGAACGCAAGCACAAAGCACCTTTTAGCTTTTGCAACCGGGCAAAGCTTATCTTCAGTGCAAATGAGTTTTCATCTTCAAAAGACAACTCGGTCGGTTTTCATAGAAGGTGGGTGACCATCCCATTTCCTAAAAAATTTACTGACAGGGAGTTAAGGGAAAAGCTGTTTTCGGTATCTGAAATGTCGGGGCTATTGATTAGGGCTTTAAAGGGGTTGAGAAGGTTGAAGAAGCAGGATGCCTTTTCAGAGCCTGACAGCGTTAAAACCCTTGCGGAAGAATACCGCAGGAAAAGCGACAGTGCATACCAGTTCCTTAAGGAATACTGCAGCCTTGACAGTGAAAGCAAGACGGGCAAGCAGGAGCTATATGACGCCTACAGGGACAAGTGCCGTGAGTGGGGCTGCCTTTCTGTGAGTCAGGCCAACTTCAACGGTAAGGTCAAAATGATTTTTCCGGGCATTACCGAGTACAGAAAAACCTCGGGCAGAAAATGGAACGGGTTAAAAATGGAAGTGGAAATCAGTGATTTTTCAGTAGAAGAGTAGACGATTTTACTTTGAATAAAAAATAAAACCCGTCACACCTAATGTTTTACAGTCGACGTCTTTGTTCGAGCGGTGGACGAAACAGGGTGACAGGCTGAAAGCAAGCAATACCAATGAGGTAGACAACTGTAGACAACATTCTTTTTTAAGGACAAAAAATAAAAAAATAAAGAAAAAAGAAAGAGAAAGAGAGAAAAAAAGAAGATATAGAAAAGAAGTTATAAGAAAGCTGTCTACCAAAAAATTTAGAACGGGTGGTTCGATCATTATGCTGGAAAAAGAAATTGAGAAAAACTTAAGGATCGCAGTTGTGAAAATCGGAGGGCTTGCCTTAAAGTTTGTGTCACCAGGCATGGCTGGAGTACCTGACAGGCTGGTTCTTTTGCCAACTGGAAGGATATTCTTTGTAGAGCTTAAAAGACCGGGAGGAAAAATGAGGGCTTTACAGTTAAAGCGCAAAGCACAGTTTGAAGCACTTGGATTCAAAGTGGTCTGCATCGATTCCATTGAAGCGGTTGGGAGGTTTACGCATGAAATACATACCCCATGATTACCAGCAGCACACTACAGACTTTATATTAAAAAACATTGCTTGCGGATGCTTCTTAGACTGTGGTCTTGGTAAAACAGCAATTACTCTTACTGCTATCGGAGAGCTTTTGTATGAGGAGTTTGAGATAGACCGTGTACTGGTGATCGCACCCCTTCGGGTGGCAGAGGACACTTGGGACAGGGAGTGCATGAAGTGGGAGCATCTAAAGCACCTTAGAATATCAAAGGTGCTGGGCAATGAGTCAGAAAGGATAAAGGCTCTTAATACCACGGCGGACATTTATATCATCAACAGGGAGAATGTCGAATGGCTTGTGGGGTACTACGGCGGCAAATGGCCTTTTGACATGGTTGTGGTGGATGAACTCTCAAGCTTCAAATCGGCAAAGTCAAAAAGGTTTAAAGCACTGCGGAAGGTCAGGCCTTTTATGGCAAGGATTGTAGGGCTTACAGGAACACCAGCACCCAATGGGCTGATTGACCTGTGGCCCCAGGTTTACCTTCTGGATATGGGAGAGAGGCTTGGAAAGACATTGACAGGCTACAGAGAAAGGTACTTTATACCTGACAAAAGGAACAGGACAGTAATTTTCAACTGGAAGCCAAAGCCTGATGCCGAGAAGGCAATATATAAAAAGCTTTCCGACATCTGCATCAGCATGAAGTCGGAGGATTGGCTTAAGCTGCCTGGCAGGATAGACAATATTGTTTCAGTCCGTTTGCCTGCTAAGGCGATGGAGAGGTACATAAAGCTGGACAGTGAATTGCTTCTGCCGTTCAAAGAAGGGGATGTGGTGGCAAATACAGCGGCAGTCCTTGCAAACAAGCTACTGCAAATGGCAAACGGTGCTGTTTATGATGAAACGGGCAGAGTGCAGGAAATCCACAATGCCAAGCTTGAAGCACTGGAGAATATTGTGGAAGCAGCAAATGGAAACCCAGTCCTTATATTTTACACATATAAACATGACTTGATGAGGATACAAAACTGCCTTAAGGCATATAAACCGAGGGAATTAAAAACAACCCAGGACATAAGGGACTGGAATGAAGGCAATGTACAGGTGATGCTTGCACATCCCGCTTCGGCAGGACACGGACTCAATCTGCAGGCAGGAGGAAACACCATTGTCTGGTTCGGGCTTACGTGGAGTCTTGAACTGTATCAGCAATCAAATGCAAGGCTTCACCGTCAGGGACAGAAAAAAGGGGTTGTTGTACACCATCTGGTAGCGGAAGGAACGATGGATGCACAGGTGATGAAGGCACTGGCAAGCAAGGAGGCTGGACAGGAAGCCCTGCTTCTGGCAGTGAAGGCAAGGATAAGAGGTGGATGATGATAAAAATAGAGGATGTTAGAAATGACGATAGGTTGTTTGATGAATTTATTCAGGAGAATATGCGGCTTGTCAGCATGGTTATAAAAACTAAATTCCGTTATGTTAATAATACAACAGATTACGATGATTACTTCCAGACAGGCTGCATTGGGCTGGTAAAGGCGGCAAAACGCTATGATCCGAAGTTTGGAACTGCATTTTCAACTTATGCAATACCGTTGATTGAAGGTGAGATCATGAGATACCGCAGGGATTACTGTATTACAAACATACATACACCGAGGAGTGTCAAGGATAAATATTTTCGGTACCAGGCACTGAAGGAGTCAGGATTGGAGGATTCGGAAATCATCAGGGAATTGGATATTAAGCCTTATGAGTTAAGACGGATTATATGTGCTGTTGGGGGATCATGTTCCATTGATACCCCAGTTTATGAAAATACACAAATGACAGGAGTTGAGATGATTGCAAGCACAGCAGACACCGAAGGCGAATCATTGGGAAGGCTGGAGCTTAAGGAAAAGCTGATGCTTGCAAAAAGAGTTCTTTCAAAGAAGGATTATATTATCCTGATTCTGCATCTTAGGAACAATACCCAGACCAGCATTGCAAAAAAGCTTGGAATCTCACAAACCCATGTCAGCAGAAGGCTTGGGAAAATCAGAGAGGTATGTGGCAGGGTTGGAAGATGGTATGAACTTGGTTTGATAAAATGCATGGCTGTATAAATGATTGAGGAGGGTTGGACTGTGAATAAAACTGAGATACAAACCATACAGGCAATTGTGGAGAAGAGTTTCAAAAAGGAGGTCAGCAAGGCGGTGAATACAATTTCCAGCGCCTTGAACATAGCAGAAGAAGGTAAAAAGAACTATTTCAAAGAGACAGAGACTCTCCTTTACAATTATGCAGTATTAAAGCTGAAGGTAATAGAGGATGCCAGGGAACTTGAAAACGGAGGGCCTCAACTAAAGGGAAAATCAAAGGACATCGTAAGATTTTCTGCAAAAGGAGGAAGCAGACTGCCGGAGGATGTTGTGGCAGAGGAGTATTACAACAGCAGGCGGGCCAGCATGGAAAGGACACGGCTTAGGGTAAAGGATATAGAACGCGGGCTTAATAAAATAAGGGCGAGCAGGTACTATCGGGTGATAGAACTTAAGTACGGCATACCGCCGGAGGACTTTGACTGGGACAGCGAGGATGCTTCGGACAATTTAAAGCAATATGAGCCAATAACCATAAAAGAAATTTCAGAGATAATCCCTTGCGATGAATCAACTGTCAAGAGGAACAGGAATAAACTCGTGAACACCTTGAAAATAGCCATTTTTGGTGGAGATGCCACTTGAAATAATTGCACCTTTTTTGCCCTTTTTCTGCCCTTTTCATACAACTTTCAGTGTGTTACTATAATTACAATAGAATTTTTATATAATCCGATTGGGAAAATCCTGGTCGGATTTTTTGCGTTATAGAATATGTGCCTTGTAGATTGTCTGCAAGGTTCTTTTTATTGGGGGGATATCATGCCGTACAAACCAAAGAGGGCCTGTTCCTTTCCAGGATGCCCAAGGCTTACTGCAGACCAGTACTGCGGTGAACATAAGAAGAAGGTCGACAGGGAATACAACCTTTACCGAAGGGATGACTTCAGCAGGAAGTTTTATAACACACCACAGTGGAGGAAGCTTAGGAAGTTTAAGCTTGCCTTGAACCCCTTGTGTGAACACTGCCAGAAGGATGGAAAGCTTGTGGCTGCTGTGGTTGTCGACCACATCGTACCCATCAAGGAAGGCGGAGCCATGCTTGATATAGATAACCTTCAAAGCTTATGCAGATATCACGATGATGTCAAGGGGCTGAAGGATAGAAAGATGATTAAAGAAAAGTGAATATTTTAATTAATGACAGGAGCGGATTAATACCGTTCCTTTTTTTTGTGTGGGGAGGCTGGTGATTTGTATGAGACAGGTACCATGTTATCCAGGATATTATGTTACAGCAAATGGGGCAGTTATCTCATTACGTTCTGGAGAAGAGAGAGTTATAAGTCAAAGACTGCATAAAGGTTACTTTCATGTAAATGTCAGAGTCGCATCTCAAAAGGGCAAATGGCTTAAAATACCCGTCCATCAATTGATGCTTATAGCATATAAGGGTGACAAAAGGAATCACGGTTTAGTATGCAGACACCTAAATGGCAATCCGCTTGATAATAATATCAGCAACTTGGAATGGGGTACCGCCAAGGAAAACGTCATGGACTCCATAAAACACGGAACAGCAGTATGTATTAGGCTTGGTGAGGAGCACCCACGGTCAAAGCTAAAAACTGAGCAGGTAGTGAAGATAAAGGAGATGATAGCTGCTGGACTAAGTAATAAAGAGATTGCACAATGCTTGGGTTTGTTGTGCCATAACATAAAAGACATAAGAGCAGGAAAGGCGTGGAAACATTTGGGTAGGGGGCATAAAATTCACCCTGCCTTTGTCCAAAACAGCGGGGCGCGCCCTTTACGTTGAAATTCGAGAATTTCCAGAGGGGGGAAGGGAAATTTTGCGAAAAGGCAAAAACTTTGATTCCACCTTAATTGGTTAGCAATCATAAGCCAGAAGACAGGTGAAAAATATATGCTTCAAAATGAGCAAAAACAGAAGATTTCAGAACTTCGCAAGAAAGGTTATGGTTATGGAAGCATTGCTCTTATCTTAAATATCAAAAGGGATACTGTCAGGGACTTTTGCAGGAGGAATGGGCTTGACGGATATTTAGGCTATGGTCTGTTGATGCCCGCTGAAAGGAAAAGACAGATTGTAAATGCTCCAAGCCACTGTAAATATTGCAGGCAACCCATCAACGAGTCTGAACGCAGGGGAAGAAAGTCCCGGTTCTGCTCTGATAAATGCAGGCGAAAATGGTGGAAAGAGCATTCTGATATGAAAGACCGAAGGGAAACTGCGTGGTATTCGTTTATTTGCCTATACTGTGGAAAGGACTTTAAGGCTTATGGAAACAAAAACAGGAAGTTTTGCTCGGTTAAATGCACTTTGAATTATAGGAACAGTTCATAAGGAAGACAGGGCACGAAGATAGAATAAAACAAAAAGAATAAAAGTCAGGATTAAAGCGTATGTGCCATGTACGCTTTTTTCATGTCTTTTATAGTTAGCGGGGTGAGTTGATGACGCAGGATGAATTGGCTTTGATGCAGGGGCTTCCATTAACGGTGAAAATCAGAAAATCAGCCCAGCGGATTATTGAGTGGTATGAGGCTTGGGATGGTGATGTATATATTTCCTTTTCAGGCGGTAAGGACAGCACCGTTCTTCTTAATATGGTCAGAAAAATCCTCGGTAATATCCCGGCAGTCTTTGTAGACACAGGTCTTGAGTTTCCAGAAATCCGTGAGTTTGTGAAAACAGTTCCAAACGTGGAATGGATAAAGCCAAAGAACAACTTCAAACAGGTTATAGAAAAATACGGTTACCCAATGATCAGCAAGGAGCAGGCACACTGGATTTACCAGGTGAGGCATGGGAAGAGTGAATCCCTTAAGAACATGAGGGTAAAAGGAATCAACAAAGACGGCTCTCCTACAAAGTTTAAGATTTCAAAGAAATGGTTGTATTTGATTAATGCACCTTTTGAGATTGGAGACGAGTGCTGCCGTTGTATGAAGAAAAGCCCTATGAAGATATATGAACGTAAGACAAAAAGAAAGCCGTTTGTAGGAACCATGGCTGGAGAAAGCGTACTGAGGCAAAAGACATACTTAAAGCATGGAGGGTGCAATGCCTTTAATGCTAAAAGGCCGTTGTCAGCACCGCTGGGGTTTTGGACTGAAGTAGATATTTGGGATTATATAAAGGTTTTTGGGTTGATGTACTCGAGGATTTATGACATGGGCTATGCAAGAACAGGCTGTGTTTTTTGCGGGTTTGGCTGTCATCTTGAAAAAGAACCAAACCGCTTCCAAAGGCTCTATAAAACCCATCCTGTGCTGTGGGACTACTGTATGCGTGATAAAAGCAAAGGCGGACTTGGAATTGGAGATGTTCTGGATTTTATTAATGTCCCTTGGAAATAAAAAAATCTGAAATAGTGGGTTGAAAATGAAAGTTGGACTTTTATAAGGAGTTAATACAGTTTTACAGATAAAGGAGTGGGCAGAAAAATGAATATACAAAAAATTGAAACCGCAAAACTGAAGCCAGCAAAGTATAACCCAAGAAAAGACCTAAAGCCGAGGGACAGGGAGTATGAACAGATAAAGCGCAGTATTCAAGAATTCGGATATGTAGACCCGGTGATCGTAAACAGTGACCTCAGCATCATCGGAGGGCATCAACGATGGAAAGTTCTAAAGGATTTGGGTTACAGCGAAATTGACTGTGTAGTGGTGGATTTGGATAAGTCTAGGGAAAAGGCTCTGAACATTGCCCTAAATAAAATTTCGGGCGAATGGGACTTACCGCTATTGAAAGAGTTGATTGAATCCCTTGGGAAAGAAATGTTCGATGTTTCGCTTACTGGTTTTGATGCAGCAGAGGTTGATGAACTATTCACAAAGGTTCATGACAAGGAGATAAAGGAAGACGGCTTTGATGCAGACAAAGCGGCGGAAGAGATAACAAACCCCGTTACCAAATACGGCGATGTCTGGCTGCTTGGAAAGCACCGTTTGATGTGCGGTGATAGTACACTTCTGCATGATGTGCTTACTTTGATGGATGGAAAGAAGGCGAACACCTGTGTCACTGATCCTCCATATAACGTTGATTACACAGGTGCAACCAAGGACGCTCTGAAGATAAAAAATGACAGGCTTGAAGATGGAAAGTTTTATGAGTTCCTGCTTGGAGCCTTTAAAAATGCTTTTGAGGTCTTGGATAACGGTGGAGCTATGTATGTGTTCCATGCAGATACAGAAGGACTGAATTTCAGGAAAGCTTTTAAGGATGCAGGATTTCATCTTGCTAATGTGTGTATATGGGTGAAACAGTCCATGGTGCTTGGAAGGAGCGACTACCAATGGCAGCATGAACCTGTTCTTTATGGCTGGAAACCAACGGGAAGCCACAAATGGTACTCTGACAGGAAGCAGACCACCATCTGGAACTTTGACAGGCCTTCAAAAAATATAGATCATCCAACAAAAAAGCCTGTTAACTTGGTAGCATACCCTATTAAAAACAGTAGCCTTTCCAACTGCATTGTGTTTGATCCCTTTGGGGGAAGTGGTTCTGCAATTATAGCAAGCGATCAGCTTGGACGGATATGCTACACTATGGAGCTTGATGAGAAATATTGTGATGTAATAGTTCGAAGGTTTGCTGAACAAGCAGGAACTACCGATGAAATATACCTATTTCGCGATGGAAATAAGCTGAGATATTCAGAAATTGAAAAAGACAATAAAACTGAGTAGCACCAGTTATTAAAGAGGCTTTGACTTTTAATTTGGGTCAGAAGCCTTTTTTATTTGTTTGGAGGGATTGGGAGAATGAGAGAAATTAAATTGACTCAGGGAAAAACAGCATTTATAGATGATGATGACTTCGAAAAGTTATCAAAATTCAAATGGTGTTATAGCAAGTCAACAGGTTATGCAGTAAGAAAAGGCAGAAAAGCGAGTGGTGAACCAAGAACTGTTCATATGCACCGATATATAGTATTACATGAAAACCGGTATGTAGATGAGGTAGACCATATTAATGGAAACAAACTTGATAATAGAAAATGTAATTTGCGAACAGCTACGTGCCAGAAAAATGCATTTAACAGAAAAAAGCCTAATGTTAATTCAACTTCTAAGTATAAAGGCGTTCTTAAAAGAAAAAATTCAACGAAATGGGAAGCTAGACTGAAAATAAATAATAAAGCAATTTATCTTGGAAAATTTGCAGATGAAGTTGACGCTGCATTAGCTTACAACTCTGCCGCATTAAAATATTATGGACCTTATGCTCGGTTAAATAGAATTCAAGATGTGATTGCATTATGAATTTTATAGATTTCTTTGCCGAGATTTTTACCATCAGTCTTAGAATGAAGCTTCCCTGGGCAGAAGTTGAAAAAGATACTTTAGTTGAACAGGCGGTGAGGATATGAGTGATAAACTGACGCTTGGCAGTTTGTTTGACGGAAGTGGAGGGTTTCCCTTGGGTGCACTGCTAAATGGAATTGTTCCCATATGGGCAAGTGAAATAGAGCCATTCCCTATAAGGGTGACAACAAAGAGGCTTCCATTTGTCAAACATTACGGGGATATACGGAAAATAAACGGTGCGGAAATAGAGCCTGTGGATATTATAACCTTTGGCTCACCCTGTACCGATATGTCGGTAGCCGGTAAAAGAGCCGGGCTTGATGGAAAACAGTCAGTCCTTTTTCATGAAGCCATTAGAATTGTCAAAGAAATGAGGTGTAAGACCAATGGAATGTATCCAAGATTTATCGTGTGGGAAAACGTGCCGGGCGCGTTCTCAAGCGGAAAGGGAGATGACTTCAGGGCAGTCCTTGACGAAATTGCAAAAATCAAGGATAAAACCGCTTATGTTCCTATGCCTGACAAAAATAAATGGCTGTGTGCAGGAGAGGTCTTGGGAGATGATTTTTCCATTGCATGGCGAACTATTGACGCTCAATTTTGGGGAGTCGCCCAAAGACGCCGTAGAATCTACCTTGTCGCAGATTTTGCAGAAAGATGTGCCGGGAAAATATTATTTGAGTTCGAAGGCATGTCAGGGTATTCTCCGAAGGGCGTCTGTCCGTGGGAAGGAACTCCCGGAAATGCTGAGGATTGCGTTGGAACGCCAGTCAGCTTTGAACCCGGAGCCGCCTCAAGATTAGGAGGACACTATTGGGATAATTCCACTTGCAGCCTTCGGGCACATATGGGAGATAACCAGCTTGCTGTTGCAATTGAAAATCATCCTTCTGACAGCAGGGTAGGCATTGATGACAGTGGTACGATCCAGACTCTGACTTCCCGTATGGGTACAGGGGGAGGCAATGTTCCTCTTATCATGAATGGCTGTAAAAATGAAGATGAGACTGGACTTTCCGCTGATAACGAGCAGGTTGTCAATGTTCCATTCCGTAAAGGAACAAGACCTCACAATAAGGATGAAGCACAAAAATGGAAGCATGCAAAAAAGGCAAATACAATAAACACCTTTGATGTAGGTGAACAGAGGGTCAATGAACTTATTGTAAAAGCTTACGGCATCTGTTCAGACAAAAGTAATTCAATGTTATCCGACAATCCAAACAGCGGTATTTATGAAGCAGACACCAGCAGGACACTTGACGGCACTGGTGGCAATCCGGCATGCAACCAGGGAGGGATTGCTGTGGTTGCACTGCAGGGAAGTATGATCGGAAGGGATGATAAACACGGCCCCAATGGTAATGGAATCAATGAAGAGGTTAGCTTTACACTGAATACAACCGACCGCCATGCAGTTGCATTTGCCATGACTACTGGTTGTTATGCAGAAGTAAATAAGGAAGTTGTTGCACCGTTGATGGCAAGGGATTATAAGGATGCACAAATAGTAACAGAACCAGCCAGCTTCTATCCGCAAATGAAAGCCGAAAGCCAGTGTTTCCGAAAGGATGGAAAAGTTAACACCCTTGTTAACGGCACAAACCCTGGATGTCATAATGGTATTGTAGGTACTGAATATACAGTAAGAAGGTTGACACCAACCGAGTGCGCACTACTCCAAGGCTTCCCTGCAGATTGGTGTTCAAACCTTCAAACTGAAAATCCTGTAGAGGATGAAATAAGCTGGTGGCACAGGGTTTTTGAAGAACACCGAATAATAATGGGAACAAGCACAAAACCAAAAAGCAGAATTCAGATTATAAAATGGCTTAAAAATCCTTATTCGGATGCTGCTGAATATAAAATGTGGGGTAATGGCGTGGCACTACCTTGTGTGTGCTTCGTCATGGCAGGTATTGCATGGATAATGACAAAAGACATATCACCCAAAGATTAACTTGCTATTTCTAGGATTCAGAGTGATTAATGTACTAGGGGCAACCCAAACAGGTTACAGGAGGGATTCAATATGGATCGTAAGGAAATGATACGGCTTCTTGAAGCTCACAGCGGAGCAAAGGCAAAATATATGGGAGCGCCAAGCTTTGACTACCAAATAATAGTCAGGGACGAACCCTACAGGATATCAAAGGACGGCGCAATGAGAGACCAAAATGGTAATGGCGTTGATTTTGAAACTGTGCTTCAGGTAACGGTTGAAGAGATGCCAGATGACAACTTTATGGAAAAAGAACCCGAATCGGACACCTTTGTTGAAATAGCGGTGCCAATAGAAGAACACACTGGACTGACGCTTCGAAACCTAGTAAACATGGTGTACAGCAAGCAGGAACACATTAAAAAGGCTTTTGGAATGGAAACGGATATTTTAAGTAAAGAATTTGTAGAAGCTGTTAACGGCAATGGTGTCAAGACACTGGAGCATTTTAGGGATGCGGTTATAAAAATAGGTGCGGAAAAATGTCCGGGTATTGACTTTGACTTTGATGGGAACAGAATTATTTTTAAGCTTGGAATACGCTCTGAAGAATCTAAAAAGGTGGAAGCAGGAACAACGCTGGTGTCCCTTTTATCGAAAAGCGCAAAGGAACAAAAACATGCAGCCTTTAAGCCTTCTGCTAATGATAACATGAAGTTTACCATGAGGGTTTGGCTGATAAGGCTTGGTTTTATCGGCAGTGAATATAAATCAGCACGTCAGACACTGCTTAAGTCGCTTGAAGGAAATAGTGCTTTCAGGACACCATCTAAAAAAGATTCATGCAGTCTGGTTGGAGAAACACAAAGTAATCAGGAGGTGTCTTCGTTATGAGAGGAATGCCTGCTGGAAGATACGAGGTGTTCAGCCACACTGTGGAATACCATGAGGGTGAAGAATTCGGGTATGATCTTGATTCAGGAGAGAACATAAGGGATGAAATCATTGCAGAGTTTGGTGTTTACCTTGGTCCATTTGAAGAGTAGAAAAAATTTTAGGGGGTTTGGAGATGAAGCTTCAGACCCTTAAAATATGCACATCTGGCTTGACTTCTGATCCCAAAAGAGTGATTAATGTACTAACAGCAAAACACTCGGAGGTATTAAAAAATGATGACGATAAGCTATATGGATGTAGTCAAGGCAAACCACGATGCAGGAGTTTATAGAGAGTACATAGTCCAAAACTATGGAGCAGTACTTGAATTTGGAAGCCTTTCTGGAACATACTTCATGGCAAGAAGGCACTGCAGGAGGCTTGCAAAATTGACAGGATATACTGAGGAAGAGGTTGTGAAAGACATAAGGAAAGACTACAGGAGTATGAGTGAAGAATTAGTGGAGGGTGCCTTATGAACAGTAATTCAGTTGGAAAGCTGGTGGACGTGGGATTGCCGGGCAGGAGTTTATAAAGCTTACTGATATGGAATATGGTGCCGGCACTGAGGTTATATACACAGTCCATGCAAAACCATAAACTTTAATACTCCTACAAAGGGGCTTTAAAAAGGCTATTATACATATTAGGGTTAAGTATAGGCATTTGAACTTTCTTTAAAACGTGGGGCAGAACAGGGGCACACAAACCCAAGTAACGAGAAAATCTTGAAAGGCTTTATACACAAGAGACTGGTGCTTTAAACACATCTAAAAAAAGTGTCTTTAAAGCGCAGAATTGACTTGCTTTCATGTGCTTTCAGAGTGATTAATGTACTAAGGGGATAACCCAAAAAGCACAGGAGGGAAAAGCCATGAAAAACCAATATTTCGGAATTGAAATTGAATTGACCGGATTAACCAGAAAGGATGCAGCCAGAGTTATAGCACAACATTTTGGAAGCACAGCAGAATTTGAGGGCGGCACCTACAACGCATACTCGGTAAGGGATACCGAAGGGCGGACATGGAAGGTTGTCAGGGACAATAGCATAGAGCCGAGGAAAAAAGCAGGAAGAGGCATTATAGCGGCAAATGACGAATACAAGGTTGAGGTGGTTTCACCAAAGTGTGAATATAAGGATATAGAAATAATACAGGAAATCGTAAGAAAGTTAAGAGGCGAGGGTGCAATAGCAAACGAGTCCTGCGGAATTCACATACATATAGATGCAAGCAAACATAATGCAAAGACCTTAAGAAATCTCACAAACATAATGGCAAGCAAGGAAGACCTTATATACAAGGCACTCCAGGTGGACACAAACAGGGAAAGGCAGTATTGCAAAAAGGTCGAAGCAGACTTCTTAGATAGCATAAACAAAAGAAAGCCTTCCAGCCTTATCGATGTAAACAGGATTTGGTATGAAAAATATGGCGGGGACGGAAGCAGAACCCACTACCACAGCAGCAGATACCATGGGCTTAACCTCCACAGCGTTTTCCAAAAGGGTACGGTAGAATTCAGATTTTATGTGCAGGAAACAGTTATGTGGAGTTAATTGCTGTAACCCCAAAAATATAAGCTTCATGTATGGTTCTACTGCACATAATATTTATCTGTCCTAAAATGAAACTGACGGGTATTCGTCAAATTTCATTGCCAAAAAGGCAGAAAGGACAGATTATGATTAATCAGTTTTTTGAATCACCGCGAACAATCAAGCGGTTACAACAGGGACCCCTTGGAGAATATCTTGAACCATTTGCACAATGGTTGCATGAACAAGGGTATTCACGTAGTGTAGCTCGAACTTACATACGTGATGTAGCACATTGGAGCAGATATGCCATGTGGTCTGGAATTACTCAGGTGCAGTATATGAATGAGTTAATGGCAAAAGAATTCATTGAAAATCACCTTAGCAATTGCTCCTGCGAAAGAATTAATAGCGGAAATTATGCAAATGCTACAGCAGCAGTAAATCATATGCTCAATTTTCTTGTAAATAACAGAATCATTGAGAAACCTCCACAAGTCCAAGAATCATATAGTGAAACAGCCGATATAATCAATCGGTATGATTTATACTTGGATGAACTACTGGGTCTTTGCCAGAAAACCAGAAACATCCATCGGAGAATGGCGTTGCAATTCTTAAATTGGCTAAAGGAAATAACAGGAGCACTTGATTTATCAAAGCTGACAACCTCTGATATAGTAAAATATCAGGAGGAATGTCAGAACAACGGTTATTCCTTCGATTGGAAGAAAACTTTGACCAGTTGCCTCAGAGCACTATTACGGTTTTTGCGATGGGAAAGGATTATCGACAAAGACTTAACCAATGCAGTTTTTACTGTAAATTCCTGGTCTCTTGTAACACTTCCAAAATATATGCCATTTGATGAAGTAAAATTGCTTCTGAGTATGCCAGACCGCTCTACCTCATCCGGAAAAAGAGATCTGGCAATGTTAGTTCTCATGGCACATTTGGGTTTGCGAGCGAATGAAGTAGTTAATATTCATATACCTGATATAGATTTTTCAAAGGGCACTTTATTGATACGTAAAACAAAAACACACAGGGAACGTATTCTTCCGCTAACAAATGTAATCGCAAATGTCTTGATTGATTACATTCAGAACGGAAGAAAATCAAGATCAGGACAAAAACTTTTTCAGAAAACAATTGCCCCCTATACAGAAATTATTGCTCCGTCATCACTTGGAACAATGATTCGCAAATATATAAAGGAAGCTGGAATTAAAACTCCAACTCTTGGTACACACCAGTTAAGGCACAGCCTTGCAACCCACTTGATTAATAACGGTGTTACTATCAAGGAAATTGCTGATTTATTAGGGCATACTTCAATTGAATCAACTGGAATTTATGCCAAAGTACAGGTAGAGCGCCTTAAAGAAGTATCACTTCCATTTCCAATTTCAAAGTTTGGAGGTGAGTCTTTATGATTAAAGCACCTGACTTCAGCAGTAGATTTTCTCCTGATTTTAAAGAGTATGTTGCCTTCATGGTTGGAAGTGGCAGGGTATTCCGAGTAGAAAGCAGCATACTTAAAGCATTTGACCGCTACATACAGGAAAACTCAATAATACAAATTACTGAGGAGGTTGTAAAAAAATATGTTTATTCAGTTAATAACCTGTCAACTCAGCAATACGCAAAAAGGCACAGGGTGATTCAAAAATTTTCGGAGTATCTGTATCTCCGTGAACGTGGAGAATGTATACGTCCATTACCTACTGTGAGAAATTCAAAGCGGCATATTGCATATGTTTATTCAGATGTGGAAATCGCAAAGCTTATATTCCTATCTGAAAAATTACCACCTTCTGAATCATTACGGTCTGCAACCTACTCTGTATTATTTGGGTTACTATATTCAACAGGCATGCGTATAAGCGAAGCCATAAGCCTTGATATTTGCGATGTTGATTTTAACAATGAAGTAATCTTCATTCGCAATACAAAATTTCGCAAATCAAGGATTGTTCCTGTGCATTGGAGTACAATAGAGAAAATGAAAAAATATTTTGAAACACGCAACTCTTTGTACCCAGAATGCTCAGAAAAAGCATTTTTCTTGAATAACAGAAAGAAACGATTGTGTTATTCAACTGTAAATGCTACATTTCTTGAATTATCAAGGCAATTGGGGCTACGAAACACTAATGGTCAAATGCCAAGAATCCATGACCTTCGACATACCTTTGCAATCAGACGAGTTGCAAATTGGTATGATGAAGGGGTGGATATAAATTCCAAGCTACCTTTATTAGCTACCTACATGGGGCATTCACATTTTGAAGATACAACTTACTATTTAATGGCTGGTGCAGAAATTATGGCACGCGGTGCATCAAGATTCCAGAGAGAAGGTGAGACAAATGGCTGAGGCTTCTTTATCTCTGGGTGTTCTAATGCAACATTTTTTTAATGAAAGACTGGTTGTTCAGCAAAATGTCAGCCAAAATACCATCTCCAGTTATCGTGATGCATGGAAATTGTTTTTTACTTTTATAGCCCCAATGAAACCTTTGGGTAAAAGCTTGTCGTTGGAGGATGTTTGTGCCAAAAATATACTGCAATTTTTAACCTACATTGAAAATGAGCGTAAATGCTGTATACGTTCCCGAAACCAAAGATTAGCTGCTTTTAAGGCTTTTGCTCGATTTTCTATATATACTGACCCAAGTACAATGGCACAGATGCAGCAAATACTTGAAATACCAAGAAAGCGCCATGAAACTAAAGTTGTCGGCTATTTAACAAAAGATGAAATGGAAGCTATTTTATCGGTACCAAATCGTAAAACCCCATCGGGAAGAAAGCAGTATGCTCTATTGATCTTCCTTTATAATACTGGTGCAAGAGTATCGGAAGCCACAACAATCATGCCCAGTGACGTTACTGTACGAAAAGGTTCCTCTCAAGTACTTATTTATGGCAAGGGAAGTAAGCAACGGATTGTTCCGATTTGGGATGAAACAGCCAATATCCTTTTGGAACAAATTACCGCAAACAAAGCAATTGGGAATGATACTTTTATTTTTTTAAATGCGAGGAACGAGCCGCTTACAAGAAGTGGAATTGCCCACATTCTTGCTGAAGCTGTTTTAAAAGCTGCAGATAAATGTCCATCTTTGTTAAGTGCCAACGTTACTCCCCATGTACTACGGCATACAACTGCAATGCATTTGCTTCAATCAGGTGTAGACATAAATTTAATCCGGATGTGGTTGGGACATGTTCGGTTAGACACAACCCACCAGTATATTGAAGCAGATCTCGATATGAAACGGAAAGCTCTTGAAAAAGGTGGCATTATTCTTGCCACAGAACATAAATGGGTGCCAACCGATAATATCATATCATTTTTGGAAAGCCTAACATAAGGAGCAGTAGGACAGTTATGTGGAGCTAAAAATCTGATAATCCTTTGTTTACAATGGATTGAAGAGTTTACTCCACATAACTGTTTCCTGCACATAACCTCTCTTATGTGGAGCTCCACATAATAGAGGTTTCAACGGAACTACCCACGCAGGAAAAATCAAGGCATATATACAGTTCTGCCTGGCGGTGAGCCATCAGGCAATAACACAAAGGGCGGCAAGCTCAAGAAAGACCGAAAGCACCAACGAAAAGTTCACTTTCAGAACATGGCTTTTAAGGCTCGGGTTGATAGGGGATGAATTCAAAACAGCAAGACTTCACCTTTTAGCAAACCTTGAAGGGGACAGCGCTTGGAGATACGCAGCTTGAAGGTAAACTAAAAGCAAGGCGGTGGCTTTCCACCGCCTTATGAGCCTTAATTGTAGAAAGGAGTTTTTGAAAATGGAAACCATTTATGTAGCTTACGGAAGTAATATGAATATTGACCAAATGACAATGAGATGCCCAACGGCAAGGCTTCTAGGAACGGCAGTATTAAAAGGCTGGAGACTTAGGTTTAGGGGCATGGAAAATAATGCAGTTGCCACCATTGAACCTTCTGAGGGAAGCAATGTGCTGGCAGTGCTTTGGGAGCTTCAACCCAAGGACGAAGCTGCCCTTGACCGTTATGAGGGTTATCCGATATTTTACCGAAAGGAAACTGTAAAAGTTGAGTTTGAAGGTCAGGCGGTAAATGCAATGGTATATATTATGAACCCCGGAAGGCAGTTTGGAAAGCCAGGCAGCAGGTACTATGAAATTATCAGGCAGGGGTATAAGGAAGCAGGCTTTGATTCAAACATTCTTGTAAAAGCGGTCATGGAGTCAGCTTTTTACGATGCTAAACGTAAAAAGCCTGATTAGCTTGACTTTCTTTAAAGACAGAGTGATTAATGTACTAAGGGGATTACCCTAAAATGTGCAGGAGGTGCTTTAAATGAGAACGATTTCAAAAGAACTGCTTGATTTGCTCCGAAAAAGATATCCAGCAGGAACTAGGGTTGAGCTTATTAGCATGAACGACGCATACGCAAAACTGCCAAAGGGTTCAACAGGGTCGGTGATATCAGTTGATGACCTTGGTACTATTCATGTTTGTTGGGATTGCGGTTCAAGCCTTGGCATTGCCTACGGAGAAGACAAGTGCAAGCCCATATAGAGATTACAAACAACAAAGACGATATCCGCAGGAAACAAAGGGGTGGCAGGAATGCTTCCCCTTGTTTCCTGTGTTTAAATAAAGACTGTACATCCGCTTGACTTCCTGTTAAAACAGAGTGATTAATGTACTAAGGGGAAAACAAAGAACAGGAAGGAGCGGATCTTTTATGAAGGAAACATTAAAGGATTTAACAAGAAGGGTACGGAAAGAGGGAGCACTCAAGTTTAGAACAAAATATGAAGCTTTAAAGCTTGCAAAATACGCACTTAAAAATGAAGGGTACCGGTTTACGGTTCTACCCGTACTTTGGGGATATATTGTAAAGGATGAAGAATAGGAGGTGCCTTATGGATGAAATAAACTTTGAAAACTGGCTGAAGCTTACCATTCTTGCACAAGAACTGGAAGATGGCGAGATGGACATTAAGAAGGTTGCAACATTTGAGGAAGTAGGCATATGTACATATAACAGGGGTTTGGTGGTACGAACTGAAAAGGGCGAATTCCAGGTGACCATTGTAAAAAGCAAATAAGAACAAATTCAAAAATAGAGAATTACGGTTAAATAGCAGAAGAAGGGAGCTTCAAAAAGGGGGCTTCCTTTTTTGCTGTTATTTTTTCTTTCATGAGAGGAGGTGGTGCGGATGGCAACCAGGGGAAGAAAACCAAAGCCTACAAACATGAAGCTGCTAGAGGGGAATCCAGGGAAAAAACCTTTGAATACAAACGAGCCTAAGCCGGATAAAAAAGCTCCCAAATGTCCGGCATGGCTTGAGGATGAAGCAAAAAAAGAATGGAAGAGGATGTCTAAACAGCTTGAGGTGATGGGTGTGCTGACACAGGTAGATGCTACTGCGTTTGCTGGATACTGCCAAGCTTATGCAAGGTGGAAGGAAGCTGAGGAGTTTATTACAAAGCACGGCACTATATTTAAGACACCTTCGGGATATATACAGCAGGTGCCACAGGTTTCCATTGCACAGACCTACCTTAAAATCATGAAGGATTTTTGTTCTGAGTTTGGACTTACACCTTCAAGTCGCTCAAGGATATGCATAGGCTCTGATACCGATCCAGACGATCCTATGGAAAAACTCCTTAAAAAGGCTGGTGGAAAGTAGTGTTTGATGGAGAAAAAGCTAAGATTGCAGTTGAGTTTATTGAAAATTTAAAGCACACCAAAGGCATCTGGCACGGTGTTCCTTTTACACTCCTACCCTGGCAGAAAAAGATTACAGAGGACCTGTTCGGTACTGTGAAGGATAACGGTTACAGGCAGTATAATACGGCATATATAGAAATTCCAAAGAAAAATGGAAAGCAGCTTGCACTGGATACTCCAGTGCCGACACCTGACGGCTGGACTACCATGGGAGAGATAAAGCCGGGAGACAGGGTTTTTGATGAAAGAGGCATGACGTGTAATGTTGTGGCAGTAAGTGAAACAGATGATACAGAGCAGGCATACGAGGTTGTGTTTGGAGACACCACGGTTATTACTGCAGGGGAGCGCCACTTGTGGCAAGTGGATGTAATCAATAACGGACGGCGGCGAAAGCTGCTGACAACAGGAGAAATGTTCAGGAAACAAACATTTAAGCGTTCGAACTACCGAATCGGTATATCAGACGCTTTTTTTCTGCCAGAAAAGCAGTTGCCAATTGACCCTTATCTCTTTGGCTACTGGCTTGGGAACGGGCATTCGACAAAGCCTGAGATAACAGTTAGGCGATGCGATGTGCCGAGGATAAAAGAACTTGTAAGGTATGGAATTACAGGCCACAGGCAGCAAGAGGGGGAAAGTGACATACTGGTAATCCCGGAACTCAAAAAAATACTTGTGGCAAGCTTCAGGGATAAGAGGATTTCATTAGAATACCTAAGAGCTTCAGAAAAGCAGCGTTTGTCTTTACTACAAGGACTTATGGATTCAGACGGGTGTGTTTCAAAGGTGAAAGGCCAGGCAGTGTATGTGACAATACTTCCTGAACTTTGTAGTGATATCAGGGAACTGCTCTGGACACTTGGTATAAAGAATTCCATGACTGCTGTTCCTTCCACAAGGTATGGAATTGAAACAGGCGAGACCTGTTATGTCATAAGGTTCACCGCCTTTGATGATATGAAGGTATCAGCGCTTGAGAGAAAATCAGAACGGAGGGTTTCAAGGAACACGAACACAAGGTCGCATTTCCATTATATTAAAGAAATACGTCCTGCACCAAAAACACCTATGCGGTGTATTCAAGTGAATAGTCCTTCCAGGCTGTATCTTGCAGGGAGGTCTATGGTTCCCACGCATAACAGTGAATTAGCTGCAGCCATAGCACTTCTTTTAACCTGTGCAGACAATGAATGGGGCGGTGAGGTATATGGTTGTGCGTCAGACCGCCAGCAGGCTTCCATTGTTTTTGATGTTGCGGTGGATATGGTGGACCAATGCCCATCCTTAAGAAAAAGGATAAAGCCAGTGCTCTCGACAAAGCGCTTGGTATATTACCCCTTGGGAAGCTTTTACCAGGTACTTTCGGCAGAGGCTTTTACGAAACATGGCTTGAATGTCCACGGGGTAGTCTTTGACGAGCTCCATGCCCAGCCGAACAGGGATTTGTTTGATGTAATGACCAAGGGTTCAGGAGATGCGAGGATGCAGCCTCTTTTTTTCTTAATCACAACCGCCGGGAATGACAGGAACAGCATTTGCTGGGAGGTACACCAGAAGGCAGAGGATATCCTTAAGGGAAAGAAAATCGACCCAACCTTCTATCCCGTTATTTATGGTATGGGGGATGAAGATGACTGGTCAAGCGAGGCTAACTGGTATAAGGCAAACCCTTCACTAGAACACACCATTGCTATTGAAAAGGTGAGGGATGCCTTTAACAGTGCCAAAGACAATCCGGCAGAGGAGAATATCTTCAGACAGCTTCGCTTGAACCAGTGGGTAAAGCAGTCTGTTCGCTGGATGCCCATGGATGTGTGGGATAAATGCTCCTTTGTATTTAATCCCGATGATCTTCGGGGAAAACACTGCTACGGGGGATTAGACCTTTCCAGTACAACCGATATCACAGCCTTTGTGCTGGTGTTCCCGCCAGAGGATGAGGAGGATAAATATAAAATTCTTCCCTTCTTCTGGATACCTGAAGACAACTTGAAGCTTCGGGTAAGGCGTGACCATGTGCCTTATGATATATGGGAGCAGCAGGGCTTTTTGAAAACTACAGAAGGTAACGTGGTGCATTACGGCTTCATTGAAGCCTTCATTGAGGAGCTCAACACCAGGTACAACATAAAGGAAATAGCCTTTGACCGCTGGGGTGCGGTACAAATGACACAGAACCTTGAGGGTATGGGTTTTACTGTAATCCCCTTTGGTCAGGGTTTTAAGGATATGAGTCCGCCCACAAAGGAATTGATGAAGCTTACCCTTGAAGGAAGGCTTGCACACGCAGGAAACCCCGTTCTTAAATGGATGATGGACAATATTTTTATCAAGACCGACCCCGCCGGAAATATAAAGCCGGATAAGGAAAAATCAACAGAGAAAATAGACGGCGCTGTTGCACTGATTATGGCCCTTGACCGGGCACTTAGAAACGGAAGCAGTCAGGGTGGAGAAAGTGTGTATAACCAGAGAGGAATTTTGATTTTGTAACTGGAGGTAGATTGGATGAATAAAGCATACGGAGTTTTTTCAAGCAGAGACTCTCCATTATCCTGCAATCACAAGGCAAAGGACTGGAGGTGCGTTACATTGTGAAGCAATCATTTATACAAAGGGTACTAAACCGCATTCCCCGTAAGATTGCACAGGAGTCAAGCACATCTGGCGGACTTGGCTCTATATTTGGCAGGGCAAGCAGTGGAAAACAGGTGAATGAACAGACAGCCATGCAGGCTTCGGCAGTATATGCCTGTGTGAAAATCCTTTCTGAGACCATAGCAAGCCTTCCGCTCCATATATACAAAAGGACACCTACAGGAAAAGAAAAGGCCTATGACCACAAGCTTTATGAAATCCTGCACAGCGAGCCGAACCCTGAAACAAGCGCCTTTACATTTTTTGAAACCATGATGTCGCAGATACTGCTTTGGGGAAATGCCTATGCTCTGGTTGTAAGGGATGGGAAAAAAACGGTACTGGAGCTGTGGCCCCTCCGCCCTGACAAGATGCAGGTGGGAAGGCTTGAAAGCGGAGATCTGTTCTATTCCTATGAAACAAAAGACGGGGTACAAAGCTTTAGGACAGATGAAATACTGCATATCCCAGGTCTTGCGTATGACGGTGTATTAGGCCAGTCACCTATTTCCTATGCAAAAAACGCAATAGGTATGGCGCTTTCAACAGAGGAATATGGGGCCACTTTCTTTGCCAATGGTGCAAATCCAGGTGGAGTGCTTGAGCATCCGGGTGTGGTGAAGGACCCAAAGAAGCTGCGTGAAAGCTGGGAGTCGGTATACCGTGGAAGCGGCAATGCACACCGTGTTGCCGTCTTGGAAGAGGGCATGAAATTCAATACCATAGGTATACCGCCAGAGCAGGCGCAGTTTCTGGAAACACGAAAGTTCCAGACTAGTGAAATCTGCAGAATATTCCGGGTACCTCCTCACATGGTGGGCGATCTGGAAAGAAGCACGAACAACAATATTGAACATCAGTCCATTGAATTTGTGGTCCATACCATAAGACCCTGGCTTGTAAGGTGGGAACAGGCAATGAAAAGGCAGCTCCTGATGCCAGAGGAGAGGAAGGAGTACTTCATCCGCTTCAATGTTGACGGGCTTTTGCGCGGAGACTTCAAAACAAGGATGGAAGGCTATGCAGTGGGCAGGCAAAATGGATGGCTTTCGGCCAATGATATCAGGGAGCTTGAGGATATGAACCTTGTGCCGGAAGAGGAAGGAGGAAACAAGTATCTGGTTAACGGGAATATGGTGGAAATTTCAAAGGCTGGAAGCTGGACGGAGCAGTCAAGCACACAAAATAGGAAGGGAGGAACCAAAGCGTGAAAAAGTTCTGGAATTGGCTGGATGAGGAAAACACCCTTTTCCTTGACGGATATATAGCACAGGAAAGCTGGTTTGGGGATGAAGTGACACCCAAGCTTTTTAAAGATGAGCTTGTAAATCGCAAGGGAGATATAACCCTCTGGATTAACAGCCCAGGAGGGGATGTGTTTGCGGCCTCGCAGATATATACCATGCTGAAGGAATATAACGGAAAAGTTACTGCCAGGATTGACGGAATTGCCGCAAGTGCTGCATCGGTTATTGCCATGGCAGGAGACATGGTTGAAATGTCACCCACATCATTAATGATGATTCACAATCCCATGACCATTATGTTCGGGGAGGTAAGCGACTTTGAAGGCGTCATTGAAATGCTGAACGAGGTCAAGGAAAGCATCATCAATGCCTATGAAATTAAGTCGGGACTGTCCAGGTCTAAAATATCCCACATGATGGATGATGAGACCTGGTTTAATGCAAAGAAGGCTGTTGAACTTGGATTTGCTGACACGATCCTGTACCAGAAGGAAACGGTGGAGGATAACCAGGCAAATGACCCGCTGCTCCTCATGGACAGCTATATGTTCGACCGAAGGACGGTGGCATTAAACCTTGCAAGCAAACTTGAGAAAATGAAGCCTGAAAAGAAAAGCCCTGCAGCGCAAGCGGAAAAACAGCTTGATGTTGCAGGGCTTCTGAATTCGGTCAGGCAGATTGTGGCTGAGGAAATAAAGGGCAGGGTTGATGTGCAGAACCTACACAGAAGGCTTGAACTTCTAAACACTACAAAAAAATGGAGGTAATGGAGATGTCGAAAATAATTGAATTGACTGAAAAAAGGAACAAGCTTTGGGAATCCGCCAAGGCTTTTTTAAATGAGCGTGAAGGCAGTATGACAGCCGAGGACTTGAACCAGTATGAAAAGATGGAAGAAGATATTGTCCTTATGGGAAGGGAAATTGAAGCTTTGGAGCGCCAGCAGAAAATGGAGATGGAGCTTTCAAAGCCTGTAAGGAGTGCTGTCAAACAGGAGGTAGGCCAGCAGGAAACCGAGAAGATCGGAAGGGCTTCAAAGAACTATACCGATGCATTCTGGAAAAACATGAGGAGTAAGAACAGCTATGATGTTTTAAACGCCCTTCAGATTGGAACCGACTCTGAAGGCGGCTACCTTGTTCCAGACGAGTATGAAAAGACACTGATTGCAGCACTTGAAGATGTAAATATCATGAGAGGCCTTGCAACCATTATCAATACGGCATCAGGTGACAAGCAGATTCCGGTTGTTGCAACCAAAGGAACTGCAAGCTGGGTGGCTGAAGAGGGCGCAATCCCTGAAAGCGATGACAGCTTTGGACTGATTACTCTTGGCGCACACAAGGTTGCAACCATGATCAAGGTTTCAGAGGAGCTTTTGAATGATAATGTGTTCAACCTTGAGGGATATATCTCCAAGGAGTTTGCAAGAAGGGTTGGAGCTGCGGAGGAAGCTGCCTTTATAAATGGAAACGGAACCGCAAAACCAACGGGGGTGATAGGAAGCGGAGAGGTGGGAGTTACAGCCGCATCTTCCACAGCAATTACCTTTGATGAAATCATCGACCTGTACTATTCCCTCCGTGAGCCATACAGGAATAATGCCGCATGGATTATGAACGATGCAACCATCAAGGCTATAAGAAAGCTGAAGGATGGAAACGGGCAGTACTTGTGGCAACCTGCTGTTCAGGCAGGCCAGCCTGATACCGTTTTAAACAAGCCTGTAAAAACTTCATCTTCTGTTCCGACAATCCAGGCAGCAGCTAAGGCGATTGCCTTTGGTGACTTTAAATATTACTGGATTGCTGACAGGCAGGGCAGGAGTTTCCAAAGGCTCAATGAGCTTTACGCTGTTAACGGCCAGGTAGGATTTAGGGCTACACAGAGGGTTGACGGAAAGCTGACACTTGCTGAAGCGGTCAAGGTGCTTCAGATGAAAGCGTAGGTGACAGGTTATGAATACAACTAAAAACTATCACAAGGATGGCGGGGATGTGTTTGTAGTCGGCGGAGAAATCAGTGTTGTTGATGAGGGGAAACTGACCTTTGGCGGAACAGAGTTAAAACCTGCTGCAAACCAGGCAGACAGTGCTGCAAGTACAATCGCTGACTTGAAAACCGACTTTAATTCTTTGCTTTCAAAGCTTAAGGCAGCAGGGCTTATGTTGGCTGATGAATAAAGGGGATATGACAAAGGGAGGCGGTAGATGTGATTTCACTTGAGGAAACAAAAGCCTTTTTAAGGATTGACTCAAGCCATGAGGACGCTCTTGTCACAAGCTTTATTACCTCTGCTGAAGATATTGTGGAAAGCGTCCTCCGCTTTCCCTTGTCTGATTTCCTCGCTGATGGGGGAACGCTGCCGGAGCTTGTGAAAACAACGGTATGGTATGTAGTGTCCTAGTTCCATGAGCTTCGTGAAAATGTGGATGTCAGGAAGCTGACTGAAACGGCTTCCCTGCTCCTTACTTCATACAGAAGGAAGGAGTGGTGAGAAGATGGCGTGGAGAAACAGCAACCAAAGAAGGCAGTACGCAGGACAGGGGAATATGGTAAAGCCCCTTCTTACGATTGGCAAGCTAAGGCACAGGATAACAATACAGACTTATACAACCTCAAAGAATAGCTTTGGTGAGGAAATAAAGGTATGGAGTGATTTTGTGGAAGTATCGGCTAGCGTTGAGCCGCTGTCTGGCAAAGAACTTTTTACAGCACAGCAGCTTCATGCTGAAACCACAACGCAGATTATCATACGCTATCTTGATGAATTGGATACCAGCATGAGAGTGGTTTTTGGAGTAAAGATTTTTGATATCCTCCATGTATCAAACAAGGAGGAAAGGAACGTAGCCATGTATCTGCTCTGCAAGGAGAACGGGGAGGTGGTTTGATGGCAAGGTCGTATTCTGCAAGGGCAAAAAAGATGAAGGGCGGCATAGATGTCGTGGGTGCAGAGGAAATCATGGATTTACTTAAGGAAATGAGCGATGCCGCTGAAAATGCACTTGACCAGGCTGCTAAAAAAGGTGCAGAAATTGTTCTGTCTGCTGCCAAGAGGAAAGCACCTGTGGATACCGGGGAGCTTCGAAGCAGCCTTGTGCTTAAAAGTGGCACAAAAAAGCAAGGTGGAGATATTGAGAATATAAACCGTAAAATCAAGGGCGCCTATTATGTTACAAGGGAAAGCGGAAAGGCCAGACATTTTGCACCTGTGGAGTTGGGTACAAAAAAGCGTTCTGCTACTCCGTACTTAAGGCCTGCGGTGGATGAAAACCTTAAAAAAATCTCAGACACTGTAACCCGGGAAATCAGCAAGGCGGTTGGAAAGGCAAGGTGAAAACCATGTTTGAGGAAGTGCTGTGTAGCTATTTAATAAACAATTTCGGCATTCATGCATTGGTAGGCGACAGGGTTTATCCTCTTATGATGCCACAAAACTGCCCTCTTCCTGCAGTGATCTATCAAAAGATTTCAGGGGAACGGCTGCACTCACTGCAGGGAGACACCGGTTATACCACCCCTGTGTTCCAGATAACCTCAAGGGCTGATACCTATTCTGAGTGTAAGGCATTGGCGGAGCAGGTGCGCCTTAGCCTTCAAAACTTTACAGGGTTGATGGGGGGAGCCGATGGAGTGGATGTCGGTGCTGTTATATTAATGGGCGAGGTTGAAGGTTATGAGCCGGATACAAACAGCTGGTATAACCATATGGATTTTAAATTTCATTATGAAGAAGGGATGTGACATAGATGGCTGGAACAGCAGGAAAAAAAGGCAAGGTAATGATTGGAGTCAATTCAGTAACAGCTTTAAACAGCTGGTCACTGGAGCTTGGAATTGACACTCTGGATACAACCGCATTCGGGGATGAATGGAAAAACTTTATTTCAGGACTCAAGGAATGGTCGGCAAGTGCAGAAGGTGCATATAACGTGCATACCGACACCAATGGGCAGGCAGCGTTGCAGACTGCATTTCTTAACGGAACGGATGTTGACTTGAAGCTGTATGTGAACAACACTAATTACTACAGTGGTCAGGCTATTATTTCAAGTCTGTCCATTGAAGACCCTGTGGATGACATTGTAACCATTTCCATTGAATTTCAAGGGAATGGTGCTCTGGCGTACACATAAGGGGGTGGCTTGGAATGCAGAACGGAGTTAAGCTGAATATTTCACTTAAGGATACAGACCTCTTTAACGATATAGCAGCTCTTTTAAAGCAGCTTCTTTGGGATGAACGAATAGTAAAAGAGGTGCGGGATGAATATCTGGTAAAGTTGAAGGAACTCTTGGGGGGTGAAAGCTGATGGGTACAGTCGCAGGAAGGGTTGGAGGAGTATTTATAAAGACAGAGGATGCTTCTGTTGTATTTACTGATGAAGCCACCTCATCCGATCTAAGCCTTACAAGGTTCACGATTAGCGATGCCGCAAAACGCTACTGGGACAAAAATTCGCCGGTTACCATAAAGGTAAATGGTGAATTGCAGTCCATGGGCTTCCAGATTGAACACTGCGGTGGAGTGGTTGTCTTTGATGAAGCTAAGGCTGGAGATGATGTTGTTTTAGTCACCGGAAGTGCAGTGACTGTACAGCAACATGGAGGATTCTTTAACTGGTCTCTAGAGTTGGGGATGGAAACGCCTGAAACAACCACCTTCATGTCAAACGGCTGGAAGGAGTTCATATCGTCTGTCAAAGAGTACAAAGCGTCTGCAGAGAGTTACTGGGGCGATGAAGAATTCTTTTCAAGGCTGGGGCAGGAAGTAATCATAGCTTTGTACATAGATACTACAAGCTCCAAAACCAGGTATGAAGGTTATGGGATTATAAGCTCGGATGGTATTGAGACACCTGCGGATGATGTTGTAAATGAATCAATAGAGATACAGGGGGTTGGACCCTTGTATTACAGGGAGGGATAGCAAATGGCAAAACAAAGTATAGTATTGGAACTGGACAGACCGAGAAGCCTTCGCTTCGGGCTTAATGCCCTGGTTCGTATTGAGGAAATGATAGGAAAGCCAATCAGTAAGCTTGACCTTGATAATATCAGCGTCAAGGATATGAGAACCATAATTTACGCAGGGCTTTTCTATGATGACAAAAATTTGACACCGGAAAAAGTGGGTGAGCTGATTGATGAGTTCAGCGATATAAATACTGTGGCTGAAAAGATGAGTGAAGCCATGACAGAGGCATTTGGAAGAAAAAACGGGAAAAAGCCGACAGCAGTAAAGGAGAAGACTGGGACTGGGAACGGCTCCTGAAAACTGCTGTCGGCATAATGGGACTTTCTCCGGATGAGTTCTGGAGTCTGACACCTTATGAATTCAATCTTACGATAGACGGGTTTCTGGCAAAGGAAGAACGAAAAAATAATGACATTATATACCTTGCATGGCATGTAGAAGCTTTTGCAAGAGCCAAAAGGCTGCCAAAGCTTCAGACATTGCTAAAGAAACGAAAACCAAAATCTCAGAATCAAACATTAACAAAAGAAGAATTGATTAATATCGCAAAACAAAAGGGGCTTACTGGACCATGGTAGAGCCTTTTTTGCTTCGCGGAGGGAGGTGTGGAAATGGCGGTAATACGAAACCTGGTGGTCAAGATAACAGCGGATATTGGAGCCTTGAAAAAGGGGCTACAGGAAGCACAGGATACCATGGCGAACGTAAGTAGGAATTTATCAGGTGCCGGAAAGGTGATGTCTGCCGCACTAACAGCACCTCTCGCAGGCATGGCGGCAGCCTCTTTGAAAGCCGGTGCGGATTTTGAAGCCGGTATGAGCAGTGTCAAGGCTGTGTCCGGTGCTACAGGCGATGAAATGAAGCAGCTTGAGGAACTGGCACTTAAGATGGGGGCTGAAACAAAGTATTCAGCAAAGGAAGCAACATCGGGTATAGAAGAGCTAATCAAGGCTGGCGTCAGTGTAAAGGATATTATGGGCGGAGGCTTAAAAGGAGCATTATCTCTTGCGGCAGCAGGAGAAATTGAACTTGCCGATGCTGCTGAAATTGCATCAACCGTATTAAACTCCTTTAGAGCAGACGGCTTGAACGTTTCGCAGGCTGCCGACATCCTTTCGGGTGCTGCCAATGCATCTGCCACAAGCGTACAGGAAATGAAATACAGCCTTTCCATGTGTTCAGCTGTAGCAAGCGCGGTGGGGCTGTCTTTCAAGGATACCAGCACCGCATTGGCGGTATTCGCCCAAAATGGTCTGAAGGGTTCTGATGCAGGAACCTCTCTTAAGACTATGCTGATGAACCTCCAGCCGTCTACTGACAAGCAAGTGGAGCTTTTCAAGAAGCTGGGGCTTACTACGGCACAGGGTACAAGTGCCTTCTATAATGCCCAGGGTAAGCTTAAGAGCATGGCTGAAATTGCGAGACTGCTCCAAAAAAACATGCAAAACCTTACCGATGCACAGAGACTCCAGGCAATGGAAACACTGTTCGGCTCGGATGCTATCCGCGCAGCAAACATTTTATATAAGGAAGGTGCAGACGGCTTCAATAAAATGCAGACTGAGATGGGCAAGGTAACTGCTGAAGAGGTGGCAGCCGAGCGTATGAACAACCTCAAGGGTTCCCTTGAACAGTTAAAAGGCTCTATTGAAACATTGCAGATTGTGTCAAGCAAAGCATTCCTTCCAATATTAAAGCAGTTGGCAGATAAAGCAACAATCCTTGTTAACAAATATATGGAGCTTAATCCTGAAATACGCAAGTGGGTTACCATTATACTGGCGGCAGTGGCAGCAGTCGGGCCCCTATTAATGGTTTTAAGCGGAGTTGCCTCCGGGCTTTCGGTTTTATCAGGGGTGTTCGCTGCAATAGCTTCACCCATCGGTCTGGTTGTTGCAGCCATAACCGGCTTGGTGGCAGGTTTTATATGGCTGATGAGAACCAATGAAGATTTCAGAAATTCGGTTTTAGTCATATGGGATCAGATACAGTCTATCTTTAAGAATGTACTGGAATTCCTGCAGGCAAAAGTGAATGAAGCCCTTCCGTCAATAAAGGCAAAATTTACAGAGGTGTTTGGAAAAATAGTTGAGTTTTTAAAGGGCTTTGCAGCAAATGCAGTTAAGGCTTTTCAAATGTTTATTAACGGATTTAAGGGAACAGGAGATCCCGGAGCTATTGCAAGCAGATGGGAGACGGCGTTTTACCGTATAGGCTCGATAGTAAGCACCGTTTTTAACGGGCTGGTTTCGGTAATCCTTCCGGTAATGCAGACAATATTTAAAATAGTAAGTGACGTGATCACTGGAATATGGAATTTCTGGAATACCTATGGGCGGCAGATTTTTGATACCGCTATAGGAATATTCAATGGTATTCTTGCATTTGTACAACCAATACTGGCACAGCTTTTTGCTTCATTTGCACAGTTCTCAAGCTATCTTACGCCGATATGGGAGAGCATCAAGACCCTTATTTTCTCGCTTTGGGAAATCATACAGCAGCTTTGGACACTTCTTCAGCCGGTATTAATATCATTAGGTGCAGCAATTACAGTGATACTTGGAATAGCTGTGGGGGTAATCAACGGAATCATACAAGCACTTGGACCATTCATCCAGGCTGTATTGGGTGCAGTCAACTTCATAATCAATCTCATTGGCTTTGTTATTGCTATCATAAACGGTGACTGGTCAGCTGCCTGGAACTTCCTTGTTGAGGCGGCAAAGGCGGCATGGAGCATGATTTCAAACTTGTTTATGACCATAGTTAATCTGGTGAAGGGGTTTGTCGAGGGTATCATTTCTTTCTTTAAAGGCTTATGGTATGCGCTGGTCGGCGGCTCCATCGTACCTGACCTTGTAAACGGTGTCCTGGGTTGCTTTTCCAATATGGTCTCAGGGGTTAGCAAGTTTGTAGGAAACCTTGTAGGCATAGTTATAGGGGCATTTGGAAATATAAGCTCAGTTGTTAGCAATGTTGTCGGCAGTGCCTGGAACTGGGGAAAGAATATGATGGGAAACCTTGTGAATGGTATCAAGTCCATGGCAGGCTCTGTTAAGGACGCAGTTACTGGTGTGGCGGATAAAATAAAGAATTTTCTGGGATTTGGTTCTCCTACCAAGGAAGGTCCCGGCTCTAATGCAGACCAGTGGGCACCAAACCTTATGAACATGCTTCAGGAAGGCATCAGATCAGGAATTCCTGCGTTGGAGGCAAACCTTCAAGCAGTTCTTAATCCCCAATTTAACAAACTTGCAGAAACTAACGGGTATTATTTAGGTGATTCCATGAATTCAGGAAAAAACAGCCTTGAAATTTCGGGGACAGTGCGTGTTGAAGGAGTAAATAGTAAAGGTGATCTGGTCGGGGTGGCTGAAATTATAGGGAACGATATTCAAAGGAATATGTATAGGTATTCAACAGAACAAAGTTATACAAGAAAGTTCAGGGGGTGATTACATGCCGGACACTTGGGGGTCTTCCACACTGCACATTACAGAGTATGGAAGGCCAGCAGCGGAAATTATCAGAAGCAGGAAAAAACTAATACCCGACCCTGCAGATACTACCTATCAGGAGATTGTAATGGGATGCGGAAGATGCAGGAAGGAGAGAGTGGTAAAAGGATATGGTGATGTGCAAGAGGTTGATGCTATGGAAGCAGACATGTATGCATGTATCAAAAGGATGGTTTCCTTTTCAGACGGGTTCAGCATGAATGCTGTAATCTGGCAGCTTAAGGCAGATAGACAGAAAGGCGCGGATGTTGTCTGGTATGAGTGCACTTTTCTTGAAACTTGAAGAGGTGAGTAGTTATGAGGAGTATACCTTCAGAGATAAGGACACTTTTGAAGACAAAAAGCATGCTTGGGGCTAATGCACCGACATCATCACTTTTGTTGCTGGATAAGGGTTCTGGATGGCAGATTGAATCATGGGTACAAAAAAGGAAATTAAGGTGGATAGATTCTGCCAATGACTGTTCTGGCGGTTCGTTTGTTAAAAGGGCCGATGGAAAGACGCTTGTAACATACCAAAAAGGTTACAATATAATGCTTGCAGCCGTTGATAATGAGATAGACCTTTTTACTGTTGATAATTTATGCGCATCCACGGAATGGATATTCTATACAAAATATACTACAGGTTATACAAATGGTCGCAGTTCAATGCTTCAGAGACTAAGAAACGGAAAAATTCTTCTTTATATTTATGAACAGGGTATAAGAAACGTCCAAGGAAAACCGCAGAAAATTTTCGTGTATGAGTCTGCTGGAGGTAACGGGACAGACTTTATATTTAAGGGTACTGCGTGGACATTTGATCTTTCGCTGCATTCAGGAACCTTAAACGGCGATTCTGATCTTGGGCATCCGATAGAACTTGACAATGGAAGATTGATTTTTCCATTCTCCGCACAGGAAAATTATATTTCAACATACGGCCGGTGTTGTAATGCTGTTGCGTACAGTGATGACGGAGGCTCAACGTGGATTGCTGTTAAAACCTTTCAGTATAACTATTGCATGGGTGCAGGAACAAAAGGAATAGCAAAGTTTGGAACGAGACTTGTTACGTGCAATGCACATTTTTATAGTGGTGGAGCATTCCGATTCACTTATAGCGACAACAACGGATCTACATGGATTGCATGTGACTGGGAAAGCCCGGCAAAACATGTCTATTCTTCTGTGTTTTGGGGGAATGACGGCTTTAATTATATGCTGGATAATACGGATATTTCAACCCGGACTTTTAACGTAATAAACAGCAGCGATAAAAGAGCATTTCCCGTCTCAGGACAGGAGGCATACAGCTTTGGAAGTATAGGAAGCGGCAGCTTGTGGGAAGGGCCTCTTAATACAAACGGAAGAATTGGTGATGATGGCATAGAGTCGCTGTTTATTACGGATGAAGGCAGAATCGCTGTTACCGGGAATCAGATTAACCAGCCGGGCGGAAATGTTGACGGGACATGGATAAATGGAGCAGACAGGATAAGGCTGACATCTAAAGTTCCTATCATTGAGGCAAGCGTATCCAGGGATGGATCAGCTCAGGCACAAAGACTGACAGCCACTATTCCAAATGTAAATCCTGAAAACGGCATAGATATAGGTTTTTTTTCACCAGAAAAAGACAGCAGCAGTGAATGGTACAGGCAAATCTGGCCGGGGAAGAATGTACAGCTTGAAGCAGGTTACGGCACTAATATGGTAAAAGTGTTTACCGGCTGCATAGATGTTGTAAACTTAGGGGTCCAGCCAGGTGATTATTCAGTGAAAATCGATTGCCGTGATGGTGCATGGAATCTTCTGGACAAATCAATTACTGATGGTTCAAACTATTTTATCAAGTATAAAAATAAAACCATTGAGTTTATGGTAAGTGACCTTTTGCAACGGGCAGGCTTTGAACCTGCGATTATTCATACTGAACCAACCGGGATTACAATTAAGTCAAAACAATTTGAGAGAATGAACCATGCCGATGCAATTGAATGGCTGCTGCAAATATCGGGTTTTGAACTAACGATAGATGAGGAAGGGAAGGCATCTTTTCACAGACCCAATGACCGGCAGCCTTCAATTTCAAATGAAGCAATTGTACTTACGGGTGCAGAACCGGCAGCTTTAAGCAGCAGCCCCATAGTATCAGGTTCTGAAAAGGTTACGGGCAATGGAGGTACACCAGTTTATGTCAGGGAAGTTGATTATTCTATAGATTATGCAGCCGGAACGATAACCCGTAAGCTGTCAGGTGCTATTCCAGACGGAAGTACTGTATATGCAGGGTATGTATTTGCAGCGTGGAAATTTAAGGAAGGAGAAGATCTTTTCTTCCTGGATTATACATACGCCAGGACAGACATTTATGGAAAAATCCGTGTGACTGGCAAAAAGCCAGATGGCTCAATAGCTGTTGGAACATACAGTGTTTCTAATTCCATGGATTCATACGGAGTACCTCAAGACAAAGTGCTTTTTATAGAAGATGAGAATCTTGATACGGATGAAAAATGCCAGAAAGCAGCTGACCAGTTGGGAGCGGAAATGGTAAAACGCTTTAGGGTTGCAAATGTCAGTGCAGTTGCTGTACCATGGCTCCAAGTCGGTGACTGCATACAGGTTATTGAGACCAGTACGTCCATAAGCGAAATTTACCGAATTCTCAATATGGAATTTGATTTTAGTACGGATGGTTTTATTATGACAATGAAAACCTACCATTGCGGATATACGCCTGTAGAATGATTGGAGGCAAGAACGAAATGATTAATACAGCTAAATCTCTGGTGGCATTTAACGACAGGCAGAAGAATGCTAAAGTTCAAACAACGTACAGCGAAGAAACAGAAACATTCTACAATACGGAAGAGCACTCTTCAAACCCGGATGCACACCACCCCAGGAATCATGCATCCAGTCATGCACTTGGAGGAGATGACTACCTCTCGCCGGAACTCATTGGTGCGGGTAAAGTATTCAGGCTTGCATTTGATAATCTGCATATAATTGATGTCAACCACAACCTGGGGGTTTATCCGATGGTTCAGGTTATACAGGAAAATGAAGCTGCCGGGTATGGTACTGGATTATATGGCGGTAATAACTTTGGAGGAACTGCATCAAGAATTGTTGCAGTTCCTTTAAATATAACACACAATTCAAGGTACAACTGCACGGTAGAACTTTCAATTCCTGCATCAGGGGAGGTGATTTGCATTGGCTGATTCATTAACAGCAAATTTAAGTCTCACAAAGCCGGAAGACGGTGCATCTTCGGGAACATGGGGACTAAAATTAAATACTGACATGGATATTTTGGATCTTGCTGTATTTTCACACCATTTTGCAGAAAATCCATCTGAACACAACGGACTGAATTTTTCTTACAAGGCTGGAGTGGTAAGGAGTGGAACGGCAGTCTCTGTAAATTCTGGCGGCAGTATTGGATTATCTAATAACGCTGTAAATTATATCGAAGCAAATCCCTTAACGGGAATAGTCGGTAAAAACAATACTGGATTTACAATGGGTATGGTTCCATTGTTTCAAGTAATAACTTCTTTCGGCATAATTACGTCAGTCATTGACAAAAGAGCATTTCTTATTCAGGCGGTGCCTGCTCTGAAGGAATGGTTTTACAATTTTTATGGTGAAGGCACAATTGATACTGCTGCGGCTCTTACAAAGGGATTTGTCCTTGAACCTGTGACCGATCTAACGGTATATTCAGCCGGTATTTTAACGGATGAAGCAAATACCCAAACGCTGGTACTTAGGATATATGAACTTAACAATTCCACTCAGACAGGTTCCGCAATTGCCTCAAGTACAAATATTACAGGACCAGGAGAGCTTTCGCTGGTCAGTTTTGATTTTGCAGCGCCTGTAACTTTAACAGGTGGACGAAGGTATGTTGCGGGGCTTTCTAATATTACAGTGGGGGCTTCTGTAGTCAGGGTTCAGACACAAGCATACCCGACTTTTAAAGCTTGTGGGTTTAAAAGAAACCTTTACGCAAGAATTAATAACAGCAATCCTGGAAATGGAGCCTCATGGACGGTCGGGAGCGGTGCTCCTTACTCAGGCGGGTTAAGAATACAGACTAGTTAGTAAGAGGAAAATCGATATGGAATGGGAGATGAAATTATGGCAAAGGTAAAGATAGTAATGGGTGAAAATCCTGGGGCATCTGAGGTTTTCGTAGACGGAAACAAAGTTGAAAAGTGTGCGGGGATAAGGCTTGAACCAACGAAAAATGGAAATATCAAGGTACACTTTATTATTATTCCCCAGGTTTTAGAAATTGAAGGTGTTGCAGACGTAATATTTGAAAACCCAACCGGCGTGAATGGATAATTTACCAGTTTTGAAAGGAAGTGAATTTACCATGGAACAGCAGCACAGATGTATTCAGGAAGAAAGAATTCGAGCATTGGAGACAGGCCAGGCTGAAATGAGAGTGTATGTTAAAGATATCCGGGAGGATATTCAGGAAATTAAATCATCAATAAAAGAATTGAGGACTTCAGCGGATACAAGCACCGATACTGGCGGGAAGATATGGTCTCCTGTCGTTATCGAGATGATTAAGCTTGTGGCACTTTGTGTTGCTATTCTTGGCGCAATAGTAGGTGCGGTTAAAATATTGGGAAAGTGAGGGGCGGTATGTGGGTATAAAAGTGCTTAACCTTAATCAACAGACTTTTGGCAGTTTAGAGGTTATGGAAAGGTTAGAAAATGATAAACACGGCAAGTCCAGATGGAAATGTAAATGCAGATGTGGAAACATCAAAGCAGTTAGAGGAAGTGATCTGGTAAGTGGGAAAACTACTAGTTGTGGATGCAACAAGGCTAGACACAATTTGACAAACCATAAATTATATAAAACATGGTATGACATGAAGAATCGGTGTATGAATTCAAAATTAAGAGCCTATAAAAACTATGGTGGTCGAGGAATTAAAGTATGTGAAGAGTGGAGATGTAATTTCCGCTCTTTTTATTTTTGGGCAGTAAACTTTGGCTATAGACCTGAGCTTACTTTGGACAGGATTGATGTAAACGGTGATTATTCGCCTGAAAACTGCAAATGGTCAACTTATCTTGAACAAAACCAAAACAAGCGAAATGTTATCCAAATAGAGCATAAAGGCTCTGTTAAAACGGTTGCTGCATTTGCCAGGGATAATGGTGTATCCAAACATGTCCTTTATAAAAAGCTTAAAAAAGGATTGAGTATTCAAGAAATCATGAATGGGAGGAATATCGATGAAAACAGTATATTTATCACCCAGTACGCAGCACGATAATATTGGAGTAGGCAATTACGGAAGAGAGTGTGACAGGATGAACCAGACAGCGGATATAGCACAGGAAGTGCTTGAGAGACATGGGGTGAAGGTATATAGGAACAAGCCGGAATGGTCACTTACACAAGTGGTGGCAGACAGCAATTTAAAAAAGCCGGATATACATTTCTCTATTCATAGTAATGCTGGCAACGGCAAGGCGAGAGGCTGCGAGGTTTACTGCCACAGGTTTGGCGGAAATGGCGAAAAGCTGGCAAGGGATGTTTATGAGGAATTGGCACCTTTGACACCGACAGAAGACAGAGGTGTTGATGAAGGATATAATTTCTATGGCCAAGGCAAGCATATGTACGAACTGGCATATACAAATGCTCCTGCTGCTTTGGTGGAAACAGCCTTTCATGACAATCCCGAGGATGCACAATGGATCATGTCGCATATTGATTTGATTGGCACAGCACTTGCAAAAGGCATTTTAAAATATTTCAGAATACCTTTTCAGGAAGAAAGCCCGGATTTGGATACTGAACTAAATGTGCTTCAGGAATTCGGCATCATACAGTCACCCGGTTACTGGAGAAAAAATGCTGTGAAAGGTAAGACTATTGCTGGTGAATACGCCGCTATCCTTATTAAAAGGGTGGCGGCTTTATTAATGAAGGGAGGGATTTGAAGATGAGTACACAATCAAGATGGAGAAGCCCTGTTGCATGGGGTGCAGTAGTGGCGTTAGTACTATTTCTGTTAAAAAATTATGGTTTGCTCGGTTTTATAGGCTTGACGGAAGAAAGCTTTAAAGAACTAACTGCTTTAATATTTGCTGTACTTTCGGCATTTGCCTTCTTTAATAATCCTGTCAACAAGGACGGATTTTAGGTGTAGGCAATACAGATTTTAAAGCCTGCAAATAGACTTATTACTTGCTTTACAACGTATTAAGAGTTAACATGTACAATGAGCTGTAAAAACAATATAAACAGAGTATTTCAGGTAAGGATGGTGTTTGAATATGACACAGTCAATAGTAGACATTTTAGTGGCAGAAACATTAAGGCAAATGATTAGAATGAAAAGTAAGAAAGGCATATTAAAGCTGCGAAAAGCACTGGCTGATGGGAGTAAATCAAGTTTGCTAAAGAGATTGACGGAGAATTAAACCATCTAAGGAATGAAAGCTCTGAAAGGAATTTTAATAAGGACGCCATGACTTCCGGGTGCAACGAACACCAGGAAGTCAGTGCAGGTAACCCAACTACCTAACACCGGCAGTTTTTGCTGCCACAGCGACCTTGTATCCATTATACTTTAAAAAGTATTTTAAAACAATGATACAAAAGGCGCAGTGTGGGGTTATAATTAATCCTGCAGTGCATCTTGTTGATTTCCTTTCAATATAAAATGAAGGGAGACAAAAACTATGCAAAACACTACTATGAATTTTGAGGAAGCCTTCCGGGATTTCTTATCAAAGCGGGTCACAGAGGAATTGGGCATCTGGCTTTCAGCTGATGCCCAATACAAGAGGGTGAATGCTGAATTAGAAATGCAGGAGGAACAAGTCAAGGCTTGTGTTCATTCTAATGAATACAGGGATTTCGATATCCTCTTTGACAGGCTCAACTCCTTGTGCGGTGAAATGGAAATCACTATTGCCGAGACTGCTTATATGAAAGGTCTCAAAGATGGATTCAGACTTTACAGTACGATTATGCTTGACGTGGGTACAGTGCAATGCCAGGAGGATTAAAGAAGCATTTGGAGGAAACAGCCGAGCGAAGGGTTGAGGAGCTTGGCATCCTGATCTTAAAGAATGACAGCACATATAAAGAACTTCGGATACGGGCATATGAAGTTCAGCAAATGCTGGTGGCAAAGCTGACGGAGGAACAGCAGGGCATATTTGTGGAGTTTGAGGGACTCCAGAACTCGCAGGAGGCAATTGTAAGAGACAGGATTTACAGGGATGGCTTTATGGATGGGGTCAAATTGGTCAGGTTGTTGTTGAAGTAAGTTTATCAAAAATACAATCAGCATATAGCTGTAAGAGTGGTTTCTAATCGAACCCCTCTTTTTTTTGTCAAAAATTCGGGTGGGAAACTTTTACTTTCCTGTGTTGCGGGAGGTTGATAGGATGAACTTAGAACAAAAACAAAAGGTAAGCAAAATGAGACACCAGGGAATGAGCTACCAACGGATAGCAGCAGACCTTGGTGTTTCTGAAAATACAGTAAAATCATATTGCCAAAGGAACAACCTAGGTGCAGTTAAAGGCAGCAGGAGTGAAATCCATACTGAGTGCAAGCAGTGTGGAAGACCTTTGCTACAAGGAAGAAAGGGGCATCCCTCAAAGTTCTGTTCGGATGAATGCCGTAGGAAATGGTGGAAGGATAATGAGGGTCAGCTAACCAGGAAAGCATGGTATACCATCAGCTGCACTGGGTGTGGCAAGACCTTTGAAAGCTATGGTAATAAAGGTAGGAAGTTCTGTTCCCATAGCTGTTATATTAATTATCGTTTCAATAATATTAATAAGGATGGTGATGCATCATGAATAATGAGCAGTTACAGAGGGAAAAGAACTACAGAATATCCCTTTCCATCGCCAAGGCAATGCTATTGAATGGAGTAATTACAGAAAAGGAATTTAAACAGATAAATCGTCTTTTGGTTAGCAGGTACAAGCCTTTAATAGGCGGATTATAACGGTTGCTTTGTATTAAAATCAGAGTTATCATCGTACTACGAGGGGGGTGGTTTCATGCAACGCAACATAAAGAAAATAGAGCCTTTGATGCCAAAGGCACCAGCCAAAAAACGTGTTGCTGCATATGCCAGAGTGTCAAGCGGAAAGGATGCCATGCTCCATTCGCTCTCATCCCAAATCAGTTATTACAGTGAATATATACAAAAACATGCAGGGTGGGAGTATATGGGGGTATATGCGGACGAGGCGCTGACAGGCACCAAGGAAAGCAGGCCTGAGTTCCAAAGGCTCATGAATGATTGCAGAAATGGCAAGATAGACATAATTATTACAAAATCAATATCTCGCTTCGCAAGGAATACAGTAACTATGCTTGAGGCGGTAAGAGAACTTAAGAGTCTGAACATCAATGTATATTTTGAAAAAGAAAATATACACTCAATCAGTGGGGATGGTGAATTGCTTCTTACCATCCTCGCTTCATTTGCACAAGAAGAAAGCCGATCGGTCAGTGAGAACTGCAAGTGGAGGATAAGGAAAAGGTTTGCAGACGGAGAGATTGTAAACCTTCGGTTCATATTCGGATACAGCATTAAAAAAGGTAAAATAGAAATCAATCCAAGGGAAGCAGAATTTGTTAGGATGATATTTGAGGAGTATATCAACGGTAAGGGCTGTACCCTCATTGCTAAAAAGCTAAGGGACATGGGTATCCAGTCAATGAGGGGCGGCACATGGAATGCCGACAGGGTTGCAGATATTATAAAAAATGAAAAATACGCAGGACATGCCCTGCTTCAGAAAAAATATGTTCAAGACCATTTGACAAAGGCACTGGTTGCAAACAAAGGTGAGCTACCAAAATACTATGCCGAAAATACTCACCAACCTATTATTGACGAAGCCACTTTTAAAAAGGCTCAGGAGATAATGGCTTTTAACAGGGAATTGAATGCAGGAAAAAAGGAAGCCGGGCATTATCCTTTTACATCAAAGATAGTATGTGGAAGGTGCGGAAAGAACTTTAAACGCAAAACTACCAGAGGTAAAGTTTACTGGAATTGCTCCAGTTACCTTAAGTTTGGAAAGGAAGCCTGCCATGCAAAACAAATCCCTGATGGAGTATTGACTTTACTAGTGGAGGAGGTGCTGGGGCTTTCGGAGTTTGATAAAACAATATTTGAACTGAAGATAAAAGAAATACAAGTATCCGAATGCAATGTGGTTGTTTTCATATTTCATGATGGGCATATCGTAGAAAAGGAATGGCAGAACAAATCCCGCAGTGAAAGCTGGGATGGCGAGAGAAGGTATAATGCAAGGAATAAGGCATTGGAGTATTATGAGAGGAGGAATGCACAATGTCGACAGCAAGAGCGGTAACTGTAATTCCTGCAACAGCAGGACGGTATGCTCCTATACAAACAGGAGCAGTTGCAAGAAAAAGGGTTGCAGCCTATGCAAGGGTTTCCACAGACAACGATGAGCAGTTGACCAGCTATGAAGCGCAGGTTGATCATTATACAAGGCATATCAAATCAAACCCTGCTTGGGAGTTCATAAATGTATATTCCGATGAGGGTATATCAGCTACCAGTACCAAAAAGCGTGATGGGTTCAACAGGATGATTGCAGATGCCTTGGAGGGTCGGATTGACCTTATCATTACAAAGTCGGTCAGCAGGTTTGCCCGCAACACTGTGGACACCCTTACCATAGTCAGACAGCTTAAGGAAAAGGGTGTGGAGGTCTATTTTGAGAAGGAGAATATTTTTACACTCGACAGCAAAGGAGAGCTTCTTATAACCATCATGTCAAGTCTTGCCCAGGAGGAAAGCCGGAGCATCTCTGAGAACGTTACTTGGGGTCATAGAAAACGTTTTGCAGACGGAAAACTGATGCTTCCTTATGGCAGGTTCCTTGGCTATGAAAAGGGTGAGGACGGTCTGCCAAAGATCGTGGAGAAGGAAGCATTTATTGTCAGGCTTATATACAAGCGGTTCCTTGAGGGTAAAACCATACCGGGGATAGCAAGGGAATTGACAGACAGAGGAATTCCCACTCCATCAAATAAAGAAGTTTGGCAACCAAGCACAGTATTAAGCATTCTTCAAAATGAGAAGTATAAAGGACATGCGATGCTTCAGAAGAGTTTCACTGTAGACTTCCTGACCAAGAAAAAGAAAGCCAACGAAGGTGAGGTTCCTCAATATTATGTTGAAAACAGCCATCCTGCAATTATATCCCCTGAAGTATTTGATCTTGTTCAGCATGAACTCAAAAAGAGGAAAGGGGTCAAAGGATACAAGACTGGTGGAGGTTGCTTTTCTGGAAGGATTGTCTGCGATGAATGTGGAAGTTTCTATGGCAGCAAGGTCTGGCATTCCACCAGCAAGTACCGGAGAACAATATGGCAGTGCAATAATAAATTTAAAAACAAGGAGCGGTGCCAGACTCCCCACCTTTACGAAGATAAAATAAAAGAAGCATTTCTGGAAGCCTTCAACAGCCTTATTGAAAACAGGGATGAATTGCTTCAGGGGTATAGGGAAATTATAAATGCCCTGACCGATACCGTAGGACTTGATAGAGAGTATGAAAAGTTCCAGAGTGAAAGCGAAGTGGTGGTGGAAATGCTACGTAAGTGTGTTGACGAAAATGCCAACTCCGCTCTTGACCAGCAGGAATATACCCAAAGATACAATGCTTTGGTACAGCGGTATGAGTCTGCTAAACATGGATTGGAAAATATCAATAATAAACGGTTGGAACGCAGTGCAAAGAGTGAAAGCATAGAAATGTTTATGCAAAGGCTTGAGCAAAATGACAAGCTTTTGGTAGGCTTTGACGAGGATACCTGGAATGCAGTTATAGAAAAGGTAGTTGTAAAATCTGAGCATGAAATGACATTTATTTTCAAGGATGGGTTGGAAGTTGAAGGCTCAATGTAATCTTTTACCCAAATCACAAATGTGCTAAAATAAGGTTATAGAATTGGATTAAAGGTGGGTATGTGAAATGGGGTATGTTGAACTTAACAACACTGGTGGTAAGGATCTAATTGAAGGAAAGGAACGGGTACTGATTTTTACAGAAGGAACCATACTTACTCCTCCATCCATATTTAAGCATTTTAAACATACATCATATATTCCTATAAAAAATACTGTAACCAAAATCACATCTTGGTATCAGCAGGGTGCGGAATTACTTTATTTGACTTCCTGCAAAAAGGAAAAGAATGTTGTTGAAATAAAAGAACTTCTCTTAAAATACAAGTTTCCTGGGCAAAGATTGTACTACAGGAACAAGGGTCAAAAGTATAAAGACATTGTTGAAGAAGTCATGCCCGATATACTAATTGAAGATGACTGTAGGAGCATTGGTGGCCAGTGGCAGATGTGTATTACATATGTGAAGCCGGAAATTAAAGAACGGATAAGATCAATCGTTGTAAAGGAATTCAAAGGTGTTGATAATTTGCCAGACAAGTTATTGGAGTTGAAATATTATAATGATTGATTATAAAGGTTATGTATACAACATTGCGTGAATAAATGAAAATGCCACAACCACATTTGAATTACTGTGGTTGTGGCATTTTATATGTTACATAAATAGGCGGTTATATGTAGTTTTGTTGGCATTGATAAATGCATCATTCAGTAGCGATTTTAAGTAATTTTGTTCACTGACTGCAGTCAAAAGAGCCTTACGAAGATCATCGAAAATTTTCCATTTGTTGTATTTTGGTGTGTGTGATAATTTTAGAATCGTCTGCTTGCAAGTGCTTGGATCAGTACCGTCAGGAGCTTCAAGAATGATTTTTCTTGATACTTTATCCAATTCCATAAGTAAGTTAGATTCGAACTCATTCTTAACACGGTCTAAATCTTCACGAATTTCTACTCCTAACGAAAATTTTTGAGGAGTCAGATTATCCATAATAGCTTTTATAAAATCTGTAAAAGTATGAATAATGACATTTTCCCATTTCTGAGCATATGAGACATGAGGACGACCACGATAAAGATTCCATAAAATAGCATCTACTGTCCAGTGGTGTAGCCTACTGGAACGATCTCGTAATTCACCGTATTCGGTATTGATGCAGTCAAGCAAGCAACCAATAGTTTGACCAATAATCACTTGAAGGGGTTCCTTGGGTTCTATGAATTTATCTATTTGATCAGGGGCAATGTTATGATTTTTAATTTTGCGACGTACTTGAACATATGCTTTACCTATTGAAGTACGTAACAAGCGGTATGGGTCATTTGTTGCAAAAAATGCTGTTGCATCATCACCCAACCGACTTCTACGTAAAGTATTGGCAAAACAAATGATGTCCGGTTTTTCAGGAAGAACAACACGGCTGTCTCTGCCAATAACTGACTCAATCAAGGAAAGCGTACTTGTTTTAAGTTCTGAAATTTGGTTCTGAACTTCAAGTGCTGTAGGCTCATCTTCTTGCTCGAAAGCATTTGCACGATCTAGATTGGTTATTGCTACAATCAGTTTGCTTGGCCGTACAGACTGTTGGATTGCCTCTAGATAGTCTTTGTTTTTAGAATCTATAGAAATTGCACTGCGAACATAAATAATGGCATCGTACATTACAGGTGTCAACAGAGCCTCTCTAACTCGTTCGGGAATCTTCCCAAAGCCGTCATTGTCAAATCCTACAACGTCATATACACAATAAGCAGTTTCGTTCAAATATCCATTTAGGAGCAGACCAGGCCCAGGCACATACAGTTTCATATCTTTAATCACACATGCGGCACTTGGAGCCTTTTCCTTAAGAGAGTTTGTGACCGCTTGTACACAATTCTGAAACTCAGTTGCATTTTTACCACGGGCAATAGCAGTATGAGATATATTATCTACTTCAAAACCTGCATTTTGAAGACAATCAATCGCCTTTTCATAGATCAATGTACTAAGTTCATTGATGAGATCAGTCACATTAACTGTAATCGGAGGCTCGGTAGAATTGTTTACCTCGCTTGTTTCTGGAAATAGTTTTTGATCGATAAGGGTGTCAATCATGCGATTTGCTTCGGTCTTGTCAGTTTTTAAAAGATCAAAATAGTTTTTTCTAAATAAATCATCTGCTTGTTCATCGACAAATTTAAGAATCGAAGTCATAATTTCTTGATAACGCATCCAGGCACTTTCGTAACCGCTGAGTAGCTTTTCTATTCGAAATGTAGCATCTGCTGGCGAGAGACGTTTACTAATAGTGGAAATATAAAAGCTGTCATGCTCTGATTTGTTTTTTGGTCTACTAGAGATGCAATTCTTTAATTCAGGAACTAGTGATGCCTTCATATGACGCCCAACATCAACCTTAATTTCTTCTAAATCCTTAATACTGTTTATCAAAACATCAGCGGTATCAAGAGTTGGAGCAATGAAAGTTTTTGACATACAAGAGGTTGTATTTCCGTTGCCAGCAAAAAGGTGCATGCCACTCTGAAAGTCAGGATACACCATTCCAGCAATCAGTGTACTTTTTCCTTCCCCGCTCCCTCCGACTACTGCACATGCTGGGTAGTTTTTTTCTTCTTGCTCATAACCTAGGGTAATTAACTGGTTTTTATACATAAAAAATCCTCCTAAAAAAATTTTACAAAATAAAGACGCTTCTTGTCAAAGACACGCCAAATTCTGCACAAATTTATGGAGGTTACTACATTTCCACTAATTGTGATTGTCTGACATGCACGCCCCATCAGGCATACGGCTGAAGCCTTATTGAATGAACTTTCGAATACATCGCGGACACCAACATGCCAACTCTGCAT